GAGGGATTGTTAAACGTTTTGCTGACCCTGAAAAGCTCACGTATATTTCCTATATATTATCATGACTGCAACTAAAGCTATTGCCAGAACTACGAATGCCCACAGCATATAGTTTACAATATTCGCGATCGGTGTAAACGAACTCCCATCTATGCTATAAAATATACCAGTAAAGTCGTTTGCCAGAACTACGATAAACAATAAAAACGGTATTAGGACGAAAACAGCGATAAAGAATACTGCAAACGGGTTCAACTGATGTCACTTAAACATATGTTTGAACAGTTTAAAAAAAGTTTTATTGTGGTTTCACGGAACTAACGACAGACCCTTCTTTCATGAGGAGTTTCCATATTGCGATCCTTATGAGTTCACTTACATGTACGTCGTTCTCTTCTGCAATTCGTTTTAGCTTGTCTAACATCCCCTCATCGATTTTCACACTTGTTTGCTTCTTCTCGTCTACTGGAATGGATAGGGCTACTGCTAGTATATCATCCTTTGTTATACCTTCATTGATAAGGTGGTTTATAGCGTCCCTCATTACTAAAGACCTATTCTTACTCTTCAAATCGATTAATTCAATTGCTTTACGTTCTATCCTGAACGACACGATTCTTTTTCTCGTAACGAGCTTTCTCATGATTATGTTCTTATCAGATTATTTTTAAAATAGCAAGAGTTAAGGAGGAACTCTCCATCCGTGATTGCTGATAGTTCACAAACAGTTGTTTGGCTACTTTTTAGAGTGAGATTATAAAAAAGTTTCACATCTTCGCGATAATGTATAGATAGTCTTCTCTCAGTTGCTTATATTTCATGTAAGCTTCGTCTGACAATAGCCTTGGTGTGTACACTATATGTGAGTACTTCTTTTTCAGCTCGTTCTTTAATATAAGCCCAACAGGAACACTATTATAATCTCTAAGCGTATGTTTAGTTTTTAGTAATTTACCAGTAATGTTCACAACGTTCTTGTATACGTGTGCCTCGGATGTCGTCATTGTCCTCGGTACTACTGTTATAGCATAGGACGACGGCATTGCTTTCATTAATACGCCAGATAGTCTAGTTTCTGACGGTATGGTCATAAGCACGTTACTGAATTTTATTGCCCACGTCTGTGCGTATTTATGTATCTTTTCCAGTCTCAACCTATCCATTTTCCCTACCTGTTTCCCAAAACCTATACCGGCATCGTCAATAATTATCATCGGGATTTTGCTTATCCCGTATGTCTTCATCGCCTCAATTAAGTCGTCAAGTTGTAGTGGGTCGATGATAATGTGTGCAATAGCTACGTCCCAGTCACCATATAACGCGTATGCTAGCCATAGTGCCAGCGAAGATTTCCCACCTCTAGCTTCCCCGCTGATGATTGTCGTCTGACCAGTGTCGATTGGTACAGGTCTATTTTTTTCGAATTTGTGTTCTCTCCTGTCTATCGCGATTTGGTATATGGTGTTCATCATGAGTACTGTTAAATCTGCAATACCTTCCATGAAATATTTTCTAGACAATTCGACATACTGCTTCTCCATGTACGGGAAATCGATGAACTTTACGTTACCTTGATACACCTGTGTGTAATATTTATCGAACATGGGCAACAGCGTATTGTAATCTACTTTCAGTAACGCCTTCTCCGGGTCTGTGTCGTTCAATTTTATATAATCATTTATTCGCATGAACTTCCACCTTTTCCAGGATTTCTTTTTTCAAAAGCTGGTAATCTTCGGGCTTCCAGAACTTTATTATACTGTAGTGGTCTTTTTTATCTCTCTCAAATACGATCGGCTTCATTAATTTGATTTTCACAGTGCCTACTTTTTCAGAAGGATATACATATTTTAAAATAAGGTTCTCGTCGTCAAATTGTAGGTCATAGACCTTTTTGGGGAGAAATAGTAAACTAGTCACATTATATCTACGTTCTTCTTTCGCTAGTTTTACAACTATCTTCTCCGGGAATACGAGGACATTGTATATACCCCTCTTTTTCACGTTTATTGTTACTGTAGTCCTGGATTTCCTTTTGGCTTCGGGGTCGTTACAATCGGCTTGGTATAGCTCATAGACTTCATCGCTTATTTCCCTGACTTTGTAACACTCCCAAGGGAAGGAATATATATGTATGTCGTGGTTGTGTGTCTTTACTCTCTTTATTTTTTTCCTATATCCTCTCTTCATGTGTATAACTTAACACGTTTGCTTTAAAAACAGTGGATGGGTAGCTCAGTGCTAAAACATATGTTTTTTAATTTAAGAACAATAATCTCCTTATGGGACTGATAGGTTCACTTGCGACCGTTTTCTACAGGATAAACGAGGGTATAATATATTCGACTTTTCTCGTCGACCTGCTAGCGACCCTGATTAATTTCAATGAGTATTCGACGAACCCTGCACTTGCAAATTACATATCGTTATTGTTGTCGTTCAACCTGGTACTGTACCTGGAACATATTCTAGGGAGTATATTTCAGAGTGCAGGCATAATAGCAGGAGGAGCAATAGCAGGACTTGCTACTATTTCTGCGTTGTTCACAAGGAATTACCTCTTGAACTTGTCTCAACAACAAATGAGTACTATGCAAATAATCTTCATTTATTTACTACTCCAGTTCATTTTCAATAGTTTTGAAAGTGTTTTAGTGTTTTTCACCGCTATTCTGCTACCTATGACGTCCAACATATCGTTACCGTTCATCGCTCCACCAATACAGCTGTTTGTCCATGACCTCTTGTTAATTATCGATTTCTTGGCATCGTTCGGGGAAGTAATGAGCATAATATACGTACTTATGGCAACCGGAATGTGGAGCGATATGTAAAGATGTTATAAATAGTATGGTGTAATATCTAATAGGGTGAAAATGGTGGTAACAGACGAGCAGAAAAAGATCCTGGAGAGGATGCACAGCAGAGTAGATTATATTGTCGAGAAATATAAAGAGTACCTTGACGCGTTAGCCGAATTTGACAGAACTGGAGTGCTGAAAATCCACGGAAAAGTCCTCTACGTAAAAGAGTATAAAAACCAGGGAGTGAGAGGTTCATGAAAGTAATATCTCAAACAGCTGTTTTAGGGTGTGAAACATAAAAAATGGGCTGGCTTTTAACCATACCTGGCTTGCAAATAAGCAAATAGAGATTCGCATTCATCTGGCGTCAAACTTTCTTTCATCAATGTGAGAATCGTATCGGGGCTATACCCACTTAGGTTGTACTTTTGTTTTAACAGTTCATAACAAACCATTCTACCACCCATCCTTATTTTCCTATTATCGCTTTCAAAAGTAATACTTTACCCTCATCGTATGCTTTTTGGACTTCTCCTGCACTTAGCACCTTTCCTTCTTCCAACCTGAAACCTAGTACTATAATATAGATAACGTCATTAATCCCCGCCTTTATTTCTACCCTGTTAGTCTGCAAGTTGGTATTGCATAGTGTGTTAACAAACTCGATAGTTCCTTTATGTCCAATGGCGTTACTAACGCCATGGTGGATCGCCTCACAAAATTCCTTTTGATCAACTCTCTGGAACTCCACAGCACTGGGTAGTTTATTAAGCATGGATGGCGAAAATGCGTTAGCTAGGTATACAGTCATTCTTGGGGTTTGGCTTGTGGGATTGGATTGAATTTGTGTCTCGGGTTTGGTCTCCATTTGGCTCACAATTATACTCTTCGCAGACTGGTATTTAAACTTTCTGCCCAACTGGTTAGATGGGAATAACGTGAGCGTGACGAGCGGGTATGATGAAACAAACCCTCAAACAGCTGTTTTAGGGCTAGTGTGTTCAACCCAGCCCACAGCCTGCGACCTCATGCCTCCAGGTTAACTAGAACGAAATCACTCTCAATGATTTTTATCCAGCCGTAAGCCTTCATCTTCAGTAGTATAGCATGTGTTTCCATAGGTGTGCATTCCATGTAAGCAGACGCGATATCGACCAGTTTCTTCCTGTCGATATTCAGGAAACCGTTATTGCACTTGGTTATGTCGACAAGAAACTTGTAAAACTCCTTGGCTTTTCTGTATTCGTCGTCAGTCATCGAAGTGGCTATACTGTTAATAATTGTGCTATAATTGTTTTCTGAAACGAATTTCATAAGTTGAATATAATAACACATAATTTATTAACTTTACCATTGTTTTTCTTAGTAAACTGAGATTTGTTGAGAAAGTAACAACTCGGCGAAATTAACCCCTAATATATAATAAACAAAAAGTAAAGGGGTAATTAAACCCAAGGTTGTACCGTACGGTGCAGTACGGTACTGTGCGGTACTGTGTGTGCTATCTGTTGTACTAACTGTACTTTCCAGTACCCCGTCCTCCAGTAGTTCCTTATACTATATTATTAGATATATAGATAGTTACTTTACAGTATACTATACACGTGCAACGCCTACCCTATTTCTGTTCACGTCGTTAATTTTGTCCCTTACCCTAAAAATTTCTCTTTATAGAACACGTTATTTTAGTAAAAGTATCTGTTCATCACCTTGATAATTGTAATTTATTTCTGTTCACGTCTTTCCAGGGTTTTTGTTAATATAAAGAAATAAAAAGAAATAGTGCTATTTCACTCGTTAACTTTGTAATAACTCCCAAGTTCACCGAGAAGAAATTGTAAACGATTTTATGAAATACAAAAGAAAGATTTTGGAATTAAAGTGAGTGTTTAACGTTCTTTGGATATTTATTACTAAAGTGAGAAAAAAGGTTGATAAAGTTACGCGAAAACACGACCTCGTTATCGAACGGGATATTTGGGCTTCGTTGCCCAAGCTTCGAGTAAATGAAGCGGGATGCTGAATCCTATTCCCTCAATTATCCTCTTTAAGAATATGAAGATTTTATCGAATTTGAATGTAAACTGAGCAACTTCTATTAGTTTTTGCAGTCTATATAACAGCTTAGAATATATCCAGCTGAGTAGATCATCTAATGAATTGAAGAATTTAATGTTAATTTTAGGGTTTTGTAATATCTTCAAAGCTCCAGGAGTTATGCTGTTAGCAAAGATTGCTGGAAACACATGGTAGCCTTTTTCATTTAACTTCTTCATCACTTTAAAGATACTGCCTATTTTCCAGTGCATTTGAGCGGGGACAAGAGGCTTAGACGTCTGATATGAGAAATAAATTACAAACGCAGTCTTACCCTGGCGTTTAGAAATGCTATCTGTCCAAGGGTCTTCCATTTTTATTATCAGTATTTTACTAGCATAACCGTCATAGTCAATATCTATACTTCCGTTTTCATCTTTAATCCTACTTCTAACCCATTTAGGCAGTTCTGCTAAATCCCAGGGGTTATAAATATCCCATAATTTCAATGAAATTTTGCCGAATAAACTTATTAACTCTATTTTTGCGTTATTATGAGCTTGAGCGAAAAGTTTATTAGGTTTGGTTTGCTTATTAACCATGATTAGACACCTCCATTAATTAGACACCCCTCCACCTCGTCAGACACCTCGCAACACCCCTCCGCCCCCAGTATATACCTCTTCGTCTTCTTTTCCACCTTTCGACCCCATAAATTATACATAATTCCTTATTTTTAAATTATTCGCCCCGTTCTTTCCTTTGCTTTATTCGCAAAACAGCTGTGTTCTTAAACTTTGTTCTTTCTCAGCCCCTCAGTTTCCATCTAACCAGTTGGGCAGAAAATTTAAATACCAACACAACAANACATAAAATTAGTGGTCAGAATGAGAGTAGTAACATTCAAAATAGAGGAAGAATTATTAAAAAAACTCGATTTATATGCAATTAATATGAGATTAACTAGGAGCGAAGTAATAAGGGAAGCTATTAATATTCTGCTTTCGAAAGTTACCATTCAAGAAGAGAACAACAATATTACAAGAACGCAGGAAATATAACGGTGAGGATTCACGATAGTTGAATTCCTAGCAAAAAAGAGGGTAGAAGANNNCTTATCTCATCAAAGAGAAAAGGATACCTTTTACGTTACAGACCTGGTAAGATGTCCATTAAAGNCAGTTTACGAAGAAAAATTCAAAGAATTGGCAATTGCAGAAGTTTACAATCCTTCAACACTTATGGGAGAATTAATACACATGGGTTTAGAGACCTTTAATGAAATTGACGGCTATGAAGTTCTTTCAGAGGTTGAAGGGGAAAAGGAAGTAAAAGTAGGTGAAGATTTTGTGACAATAAAAGGAAGGGCAGATATTATTTTGCAGAAGGACGAGGAAAAAATTATAGTAGAAATAAAGAGTGCCAGAGGAGACAAAGGGTTGCCTCATTTACATCACTTAATGCAACTTCGAGCTTATTTATGGTTATTTGGAGTTAGTAAAGGCATCCTATTATACGTTACGCCAGATAGGTTTACAGAATTTACTGTAGATAACCCGTTAGATGAGGCTACAATAATTAAGTTAATCCAGGAAAATATGTCGTTAAGACCTACTCCGCGTTACGATTGGGAATGCAAATATTGCGTGTTCTCAGTAGTTTGCCCTAATAAGAAGAAAAAGTGATTTTTTAATTCCATTTCTTTCTTCTCCCTTCCTCTTTTTCTCTTCTATTTTTCTCTTCCTTTCTCTATTTTTCTATTCCTCATACACGCTTCTCCCCTCTTCTTCTCTTCTGCCGTGAGTGAGCGTAGGGAGCTGGGATACACAAAAATATTTTTAAACAGCTGTTTGAGATATGAAACATGGTGTAAAAAATGGCTCAAGAATTCTGGAGTGGAAAAGACCAAATACAGAGCCAAGAAATGAAAGAGGTAATCGATCTTTTGACAAAATATAATGTTGATTTCAAGGTCGAAGGCAACAAAATAAAGATAAAAGGTGATATAAAATACGTCTCCTTAGGTCAGGTGTCAGAAATAGGAATCGCCCAGGGAAATAACAAGATATATTTCGACGAATACATGGACGTGAACAGAATCCTAGTGGAAACCCCTAATCACGCTCGCGACATTCTTCTAACCAAAAACGTACACGTAGAGTACGACTATCCATATCTCGAAATATATTTTTAACAGCTGTTTGAGAATATAAAGAGGGGTAAAAATGGCACAAGAATGGGACGAAAATACGGCAGGAAACTCCGAACCAAACCAAAGCCAAAACATTCTTCTACTGTTAAATGAAAAAGAACAACTAAAGTTCCTCACATTATTGAAAGAAGCAGACGAACATTATCAACAGTACAAAGAATCTCTTGAAAAACTCATAGAGTTTTTTAAGGATTTACAACTAGAGTACGAAGATCTTAGCGAAGAAAACCGCGAATACTTAGATATTTATGATGATATATCAAAATTTATAGAAAATCTAGAATCTCTTGTTCGCAACGTTTCAGCTCCTGCTGAAATCCTGTATAAAGCACTAGAAAAATAATTCTTTTTTAGTGATAGTATTCTTCCTCTCTCTTCTTTTCTTTATATTAATCATCAGAAGTTATTTGCCTCATTTTTATGTAAGAGGACTGTATAGGATACTACGTGGTTCATGATGCTAAATATTTTTAAACAGCTGTTTGAGAATATGAATCGGTATGACAGAATCAATCGTTCTAAACCAAACACAAACAGACGGTTGCAAAGAGATAGTGACGGACGGCATCTATACCGTCTGTGCGGATACAGGTGAAGTTCTTCAATACGATGAAGAGAGGTTTTTTACTAACACGGAAGGTATAGATAAGAAATCTAAATCAGACAGGGTATATTCTCATTACCAACGCCATTACGATCTTTTACCTAACCAGGGTATCGGTACTATCCCTGCAGGGTTTGACAGAAACTTAAGTTACTTCGCCTTTGCTCACAGGTTATCTACATTTATTACTAACTCTGCACAAAAAGCATTCTTCACGCAGATAGCACAAAAAATCTTACATAGAAAAATTAAACATAAACTGTATATACTCGGTGCATTTGCTATCCGTTACTGCAACGTTGATTTTAATCGTGTTGTACAACTTATGCTCAATTTCACAGGAGAAGAAGAGGACACAGTGAGGCAAAAACTATCTGATGTGATAGCCAAGCTTACTTATATTCTAAACAAGAAGGTCTATTTATCTGAAGCACCTAGAGCAGGAATACAAATGAGAAAACAGTTTTTACAGCAGTTCAAGTACGATCTCCTCTCTAGGTATGGGTATATCAATAAAATCGATAAATTCTCAAAACTCTACAATCCTGGCATTATTAAGATAGCTGTAATATTACTGCTTCTGCGTGACAAACGTAGGAACGAGGCGATACAGCTGTATAATTCTTACCCAGAGTATAACACGTCTTTTAATCACTTTATCGTTGAATATGAAGTTGGTAAAAATAGATATGTCAGAAGACTNACACATAAATACTTAAGGACTTTATTATTTTTAAGGTCTGCACGCTTATATAACTTCAAAATAATCTTGTAGCAACGCGTGGGGCGTACCCTACCCTCACCCCGACAGCCGGCTTCTCTTTATTAAAACCATTTTTCTTTATCTATATCTGATATAATAGGTCGGTTCACAGTCGTTCTCAATTGTTCTATTTATCGTAACTAGGTCAATGCGGGTTGAAAATTTGCCTCAACCATATGTTTGGTCAATTCCAAACGCGATATTTTGGGAATTTAGCTGAGCCAGGAGCAAAACAGGGTAATTAAAAATTATAGATATAAATAAGAACTACTTCCGTAAATATCTACGTTATGAAATCTTTTGCTAAAAAATAATATTAACTTTAAAAGAATAAGAGTTTCAAGAGAGAATTAGTAGTTAACCATTGTATGTATATTTTTCATAACGTTATCTATCATTTGCAGTATTTGCATCAGCAGTTGCTTTTTCTGGTCATCCGTCATGTTCTGGTATTCTGCAACTAACTGTGTGTCATCGTTTATCCCTAACGCTTTCATTAGGCTGTCGAATTCGGTATCGTTTAGTGGTCTGTTCTCTACCGATAGAATGTAGTACAACTGGGAGTATATGTTGTTGAGGTATAGTGTGTCTTTTTCATCAACAGCTGTCTTCTGGTAGTACGCTAACGCGTTTTGGACATCTTCTAATATTCCCATGCCATTTCCTTCTGCGGTTTTATTTAAAAGAAAGAAGGGGAGCTGTATGCAACTCCTTAAACAGCTGTTTGAGGTTATTGCAAACAAGAAGCCGACCCAGGCTGGAATTCGGCTAGTGAAGGGAGAGAAAAAAGAGGTGAAGGAGGTTTAAAAAAAGTAGAGTTAATATTAATAATATTAAGGTATTCAGTATTGCGTTCGGTCTTTCTTTAAGTATTTGTACGAGTTCGTCATATTTGATAAGGCTACCGAAATCGGCAATAGGGGTACTTGAAACTGACGACAGGAACAACACACTATCGTTTTCGTTTGCTAATTTGAGCGTTATTTTTCCTCTAAGCTCGAATTTCTTGATAATAGTAGAAATCTCTGTCTTTCCAATTGTTATTTCAGTTCCATCGTCACCTATCCTTATATTATGTCTATACGAAATTCTAGCAGTATATAATAAAAATAGATACGGTTGCATGGTCAAAATACGATATATAAATTCTAGATAACGTACATATACTGGGTATTTCATTATAAACTGTTTGAATTCGTTATAATCATCAAAGCCTAGTGTGCCAATGTCTATAATATATTCATCAAGCGGTGTTAGATAGCCAAGCTTACTTATATTCTAAACAAGAAGGTCTATTTATCTGAAGCAGAAATACAAATGAGAAAACAGTTTTTACAGCAGTTCAAGTACGATCTCCTCTCTAGGTATGGGTATATACANNAAAATCGATAAAATTCTCAAAAACTCTACAATACCTGGCATTATTAAGATAGCTGTAATATTACTGCTTCTGCGTGACAAACGTAGGAACGAGGCGATACAGCTGTATAATTCTTACCCAGAGTATAACACGTCTTTTAATCACTTTATCGTTGAATATGAAGTTGGTAAAAATAGATATGTCAGAAGACTGACACATAAATACTTAAGGACTTTATTATTTTTAAGGTCTGCACGCTTATATAACTTCAAAATAATCTTGTAGCAATGCGTGGGGCGTACCCTACCCTCACCCCGACAGCCGGCTTCTCTTTATAAAAATTATTTTTCTTTATCTATATCTGATATAATAGGTCGGTTCACAGTCGTTCTCAATTTCTTTATTTATCGTAACTAGGTCAATGCGGGTTGAAAATTTGCCTCAACCATATGTTTGGTCAATTCCAAACGCGATATTTTGGGAATTTAGCTGAGCCAGGAGCAAAACAGGGTAATTAAAATTTATAGATATAAATAAGAACTACTTCCGTAAATATCTATGTTAGGAAATCTTTTGCTAAAAAATAATATTAACTTTAAAAGAATAAGAGTTTCGAGAAAGAATTAGTAGTTAACCATTGTATGTATATTTTTCATAACGTTATCTATCATTTGCAGTATTTGCATTAACAACTGCTTTTTCTGCTCGTCTGTCATGTTCTGGTATTCTGCAACTAACTGTGTGTCATCGTTTATCCCTAACGCTTTCATTAGGCTGTCGAATTCGTTATCATTTAGTGGTCTGTTCTCTACCGATAGAATGTAGTACAACTGGGAGTATATGTTGTTGAGGTATAGTGTGTCTTTTTCATCAACAGCTGTCTTCTGGTAGTACGCTAACGCGTTTTGGACATCTTCTAATATTCCCATGTCATTTCCTTCTGCGGTTTTATTTAAAAGAAAGAAGGGGAGCTGTATGCAACTCCTTAAACAGCTGTTTGAGGTTATTGCAAACAAGAAGCCGACCCAGGCTGGAATTCGGCTAGTGAAGGGAGAGAAAAAAGAGGTGAAGGAGGTTTAAAAAAGTAGAGTTAATATTAATAATATTAAGGTATTCAGTATTGCGTTCGGTCTTTCTTTAAGTATTTGTACGAGTTCGTCATATTTGATAAGGCTACCGAAATCGGCAATAGGGGTACTTGAAACTGACGACAGGAACAACACACTATCGTTTTCGTTTACTAATTTGAGCGTTATTTTTCCTCTAAGCTCGAATTTCTTGATAATAGTAGAAATCTCTGTCTTTCCAATTGTTATTTCAGTTCCATCGTCACCTATCCTTATATTATGTCTATACGAAATTCTAGCAGTATATAATAAAAATAGATACGGTTGCATGGTCAAAATACGATATATAAATTCTAGATAACGTACATATACTGGGTATTTCATTATAAACTGTTTGAATTCGTTATAATCATCAAAGCCTAGTGTGCCAATGTCTATAATATATTCATCAAGCGGTGTTATGTTATTCCCTGTGCCGACGTTTTTAATAAAATATTTGAGCGATATTGCTGGAAATACCCGTAAAGCAACTTCATAAATCTCATAAGTTTCTGTAATTACAATAACATTATTGCCAAATTTAAATGGCACTGGCTCGTCAATAGTAGTTTTAAACGTTAGTTTTGACGTATCGTGATCCTGTTCGATTCCTATTAATTCCGTTTTAAATAGATTATTACTTTTTATGTTCTTCATTTTCCCACTCATGTAAAAAAATGGGAATGGTGAGTTAAAAAGATTTCGCTTTCGCCCCAAAGCGAAACTCGTTGGGGTTTTTAAACTTCTGTTTGAGAGGGTAATATGAGGGAAAGCGAAATGAAAGATAAGAGAAAGTTAAGTCAAAATAAAGATAATAAAATTCAGTTTTTTTGGAAGTTGCTTAATCTAAATGAAGATAAACTGAAGGATCTCGAACCCCATCGCCGTTTTGACAGTCTTTACACTCACCTTGTAAATCTTAGTGAGAATCTGAAAGGAGATAACATAAGGAAAAGATTCGTCTACCAAATGTTAAAATCTGTAATATCTTCCTTATGCGAAATAGCTCCTCTCCCAATTATAATATATTCTTCAGATGCAAAACTTTACGAATTTGGAGTAATGGGGAGAGATGGAATAATACTATCTATAATTTTAGAATTTGGTGTCAAAGACGGTAAGGCTACACTTTCTTCTATATATAAGATAAACGAATGCAACGAGCCTGTAGACCCAGACGACGTTGAAAACGTGACGTTGAGAACTGGGTTAAACCACGCTGACGTGCTATATTTAGAGATCCCTGGAGTGTACAAGAAAATCAGAGTGGAGTTTGATAATAATAAAGTAGAAATAAAGAAAATTGAAGAGAAGGAATAAGGTGATACGCCGTGGTCGATAATAAGTATAAGGAAATTATAGATTATTTGAAAGAAGCGAAAGCCGATTTAGAAAATGCAGAAGATAGCATTAGGGATAGAATTAAGAAAATTAGAGCGTATCTTGGTGAAAATTCTGATGAAGAACAAATTAACGAATGGGAATTTCTCGAGAGTAGATTGGGAGATATTGAAGAAATAATAGAAGAGATAGAAGACATTATCCTAGACCTCCAGAGTTAGGTGACCCGCGTGAAGATCGCGATATGGATTTCCAGGGAGTTAATGTTACCAGTCCAGTGGAAAGCACTGAAAGAAGCTGGCTATAATATCATAATATATAATAAAGGAATATACAACGTCGAGGACTTTCTGAACGAGATTAGGGATTTCAATGATAGAATGTACGAAAGAGTCCTGCTAATCCCCGTGGTGCCTGAGTCAGTCAAAATGAGGCTTCTTGAAGAGATCAAGAACCGCGGGCTTAAGTTCGAAATTGTTGAGCCTATTATGAAAGACCTGGGCAGATACGATAATAGGGAACTGTGCGGAGCATTGGTGCGTGAGAACGAAGACAGCAGAGTCATGGTGAGGCTTAAGGACGGTATGTGTAAAGTTTACGAATTTGTAGAGTTCAAACATCTGGTTGAGTATATCAAGCGTTACGATGAAGGGTGGTCGTTATAATGGACAAAGACGAACTTAAGCAAATAATACAAAACCTTCCCGATAACTCACCTAAACTTTTGGAGTATTTGAAAGAAGCGAGAGAAAAGGGATGGACTGATATCGTTGACATGATTGCCGTGAAGTTAGGACTGAAAGAGGAGAAGAAGAAAGGAAAGAAGGAGGAGAGTGAGGTACTTAAGAGAGTCTTGAGACCGATACGGCAAGAGGAAAATAGAACACACCTGGGACTATTCGGTTGATTTCACCGAAGCCAAGAAAGTCCTCACTAACGCCTATAAACAGCTGTTTGATCTCAACTTGATGCCCTACGAGGCGTACGTTGCCATTCTCTTNATACAACTAGTCAACGGTGCTAGAATAGGTGAGGCAATTAGGGCTTTCAAGACGTTTGTGGAATCAGGGCAAAAGGAGTTCTATTTAAAGGCAGAAAAGCACGGTAATTCGAGATTCATTATTATCCCCGACGTCATCAGAAACAGACTAGCGTATAAATCTATACTGACAATCTCTGACGATAAACTAGAAGCGAGGATAAGGATGTTTGCACTCAAGTACTTGAAGTGTAACACACATTCGCTTCGATATGCACTGGTCTCCTTCTTGGCAAAAAATGCAACAGACCCAGCAATCATCGCGAAAATAACGGGTCATAAAGATCTCAAATATATTGTGCGATACACTCAGGCAAAAGATGCCGTCGAAATCTTGCGTAAGCTTTCTACCTAACTGTTTTCGACTACTTTTTAATGGTATGACTCATATTATATAATAGGTGAGAAGAATGGTTGAAATAAAGCTGAGATGGAGGGTTAAAACGACAAAGAAAAACGGNAAGACNTATCCNTTATATTACATTTCAGTGCCAGGGNNNTCNGCTGTNTTTNTANTNGATTATGAGCCAGTCCTGGATCCAGAGAACAAGATAATCTTTTTCAAACCCAAGCAGAACCAAAGCCAACAACCACAAAGTCAATAATTCTTTTTTCCTCTCTTTCTCTTTCTAAGCTAAGAAAATCCTATTTAATATAATATCTAAGTTCAGTCTCGGGAAGTCGGCTAAGTATCTCGGCGATATTTTACCTGACATTTCGTTGTACTGATACGCGATACTTAGCATGAAATTTGCCATGTCTAATTCTAATAAGCCTGGAGAATAGCTCTTGTCTCCGTGGTATCTCGAATAGATAGACATCGGAGATTCGTATATAAGATCCGATATGTTTTTGACAATATATTTATGCAAATCGAATATGTTATTCAGGTTGCGTATTAATTCTCGGTAACTTGCCTTATCCAGTGCGTTATGAGATTTTAAGAAATTAAGGATGAATAACCCTAACCCCGTAGTCGTATACCTTCTCTTCTTCTCCTCCTCGTCCAGGTTTATTTCACTGCTTAGCCCCATCAGCAAAAGAGGGTAAAACGCCCGTTGCGGAGATTTCCAACAGATAAATTACTGCAAGCGTCGCCACACATCTCCTTTGCAAACCTCACGATATCTTTTAATTCAGCATTCAACAAGGGGAGTTGAGAGTTGTAAAGGTAAAGGTATTCACGCAAAGTTAATTTATTTATTAGGTTGTCCAGCTTCTCAAGTATTTTTAGGGATTTCATGGCGTCTGTTAATATCAAAAAGGAGAGTATTGAGGCTTCCCTAACCCTGTAATTTTTATCATCAATCAACTCGGCTCCAGTGAATTCCGATATTGAGTTAGTGAACTTATCAGCCTCTTCCGCAAGCTTATCAAATGCCTGTGGAAAACCCGAAGCGGACAAAGTTCTAATTTTTGCTGGTACGGCAAACCCATTTTTAGCTAATTCAATAACCTTAAGCGACGTTTTCTCAGTCTTAGTGTGTTTTGGACTCGTCTTGACAAGATCGACGAAGAATTCTAGCGAGTCGTTGACCACGTTTTTATCGCCTTTTTCTTGATAAAAATCCATAGCCATGCTTTAATTTATGGGAAACACGTTTTTAAGCTTACAACAGCTGTTTTAGAGATTTAGGTGTATCCAGCCCTCGACCTGTCCTGAAGGACGGAGCTTATCGTTTGTGTCATCAATTCCAGTCTAACTAGTTAGGCAGAAAATTTATATATCCCGAAAGCGAAATGTATACTGGGGAAAAATATGACAAAATTAACTAGAAGAGAATTTCAGGAGATGAAAAAGAAGGCGTTAACCCAACTAAGGCACTTAGCATTAGGGTATGATATCGAACCCTCCATTGATGACGAGGGGTGCCTAAGATTGTGTAAGGGTTATGAGAAAATCGAAGTTTTAGATGTTCCTCAAATTCCATTTCGGACTTTCACTGGGAAAGAAGTTTTAATAAAAAATAGAATAGTTGTCCAAGGTAACGGTGGTTATTGTTTCAGCATTTGTCCAAGTCATGCCGAGTCGTTAGAAAACTATATTAATATTCTAAACGATTTTGTTAAGATGATTGCGTGTTTAGAATATTTAAAATATAATCCAAGTGCGTTTAACAAAGAGAAGATAGTAGAAGCATATTCCGCTGTGCTAAACCTCAAAGCGTATCTCAGTAAGCTTTTACCGTTCACCCAGTCGTAAGCCAACCCGTTTTTATGATTCACACCCTCAAACAGCTGTTTGAGTTATCCTTTTTCTCCCCTCCCCCCCACCGCTTGCCCCAACTTCACTTCCTAACTGGTTATGCAGGAAAGCTTAAATATCTGGGTTGGTATACATATGGTTGATCAAATATGTCCTCTCCCTCTCCACAAGTTAAATCAAATCCTAAGTCAAACCAAACAAATACTAATTCTACTCTAACCTGGGATACCATCTTAAGGTCTCCCAGGATCGAGAAACAACATGTCGATTTTGCAATAAACAACCTCGAGACTGCACCACAATTACCAGTGGAGTTCGTTTATAGCCAAGTAGCTACGGATGTCAAAATTTCCCCTCCTACCTCTGTAGCAATTAGCGGGGTAGGAGGAGTAATTGGAGCAATTTTAGTTTTAAGACACACCACAACAGTAAAGTATTTTGTAACAACCCAAGAGGTATTAGACTCAGACGAAAAATCGCCACTGTACTTATCTAAATATACTTTAGAGAGACTAAGTAAAATCATTGATGCTGAAGTTGTTGTGTTGAAACTGAACGAATTCGACAAGATTAAATTGCTCCTCAAAGAGGGTGGAGTATACATTTCTGGGCTACCGTACGAGCTTGTAGTACAGCTATCGCAGTTGGCAGGATTCGGAAGGCTTTGGCATTTTAGCAATATAAGTAGAAAGTTCTATGTGTTCTGAGTGTTCTGAGGTGCCAAGAATGAGCGGGCAATTTGAACAAGAAGTAAAGAAATTCCAGTGGTTACTTACAGAGGGTTATATAACACCACAAGAACTAGCATTTTACTCCAACTTTTACGACATCGAGACAACAACTATAATAAATTTTGAAGGAAATGAAATATTGGCACCATTATTTATCTTAGCAAGACCTAGCAGATTTGACCAGATAAAGAGAGAGTTATCGCAAGCAGAAATAGCAGATCCATATAGTAAAAAATTCCCAGTGATTTCACTAATAAGCCTAGAGAAGTTCATTAACAGCCTAGTGAATCTAAAAATACCATTCTATTTCTTCTCACTGTGGTTACACAGATCCTATTACGATATTCCATCAGGTGGTCTAATATTGTTAAGTAAGCTCATCAATATGGCGAACTCTTCCTACAAATATATTATAAAAAGTTATAACATCCCTTCATCATCAGAAGAATTACCAGCAGAGCTAGAGAGGGTTGTTTGCCATTTCAAGAAAATGTTAGGTGAGAAAGATAACTGCGACGATAATGATTGGTGGAAGTACAATTTGTGGAACAAAAGTACAACGACTACAAATAGCACAATAACAAGGAAAGAAATAGAGAAGTTAGCGTTGAAATACAACGTATCACCGATTTGTTTACAGTATGTTATAATGTATAACAAAAACCCGTGTCACCTTTCCTCATTTCTTCTGCTCCAGATCAAATCAGACCTCACTTCTTCCTCTTCTTCTTAATTTTTTCCCTCCTTATAACAAAATATTCATATTCCCCTTTCTTTCTCCTGTTATCTTTTTTGCGTCAATCGTCTCTATTCCGTCTTCTTCTAAATATTTTAGCACTGCATCACTGTCATCTATCATTATTACCTTATCCTGATCGTATTTTTCCCTTAGCTTCCTTACTGCATCTTTCTTAAACTCATGGTCTTTCCTGAAGTCCTTCTTCCCTCTCAGCACGACCTCGTTCGGCTCTATCCCTATATCTAACAGCTGTTTGAGAGTTGCTTCACGCTGTTTTTCCGAACGACCGCTAACTACTGCGATCACTTCTGGTTTTTTCTCCTCAATTAACTGTTGCACAAACTTGATAACCTCCCATTTAGGCTTATCCAGTTTCATGAACCTCGGTGATTGAAAACATTCCCAAAACATACGTTTGTTTCCGTTTGCTAGCTTCTCGCATTCGTACCACCTGGCAGAAGTATCGAAAAGCGTTCCGTCCAGATCTAGGACTAACATCATTTTTTGCCTCCACCCCTCTCCTTTGTTTGTTTAAAACCTAGTATTGTTATTTCTCCGTTCTCTTCTTTGAAGTCTAGCTCCTTACCTTTCCCCTCGCGATTATACACGAGCCATAATACTTCGGCACCGTTTTCGTCTTTTCCCCATTTTAGTTTGCTACATTTCCCATCAAATTTAGTATAAAAGTAGTTTATCGCTTCTTGGTCGTTTTCTTCTTTTAGTAGTTTGTCTAACGTCGCCGGGTCAAACGGTTCAACAAATAGGTAGATCTTCTTATTATTGTTTTTCCCGTCATCAAAAACGAAATATATCCCGTATTTGAAAATGTTAAGGTTTGATTTTGCCATTAGGTCGCGATGCTTCCTGATAAATTCGTTGTCCACAACAGTAGAAATATTAATAGCGTTATGACCGTCAGATATGCCTATGCATAATAAGTTTGCGTGGCTGGCTTTGTCGGCTTTGACTAAGAAAGCGACGTATGTTACAGTAATCGTTGGTGTAGTTTCGGGTATGTACCCGTGGACACGCACTATGAAAAACTTATCTATGCTGATTGAGGAGCTTACCATGCTAAATTCTTCAACACGAAACCCTTAAAAAACTCGAGTTAGTTCCCAAACATATGTTTGAGAAACGATTCTTTTTGGCTCATTTTTAAACCTTTTTGTAACAAGTTAAAGACATGAAACCAGAGTGTAAAGTTCTCTTAAAAGCGTTCGAGAGTATTTCTTCATATAAATATGAGGAAGATTTCCCTGAAATGCTGTCATATATGTACCTATTGTTAAAGGGGTATTGGAGAGTAAAGGAAGACGGAGAAACCGAAGAGGTAAAAACACCACCATTCACGACTATATCCCTCCTTAACGCCATGAGGACAATAACGAAAAAAGTTAGGAACGGTACCACAATCGAAGAAATCGTAAACGAAAAGGAACTGTGTGGAGATGTTGAGGAGATATGACAGCAACAAATTCAACCGTAATAAATGCATTACCTCCGTTTTTTTATACTCAAGTCTTTCTTATTGACGTCGCTGGTGGTTTCGTTATAATGACAATAATTGAGCTGTTTCTGCTAAGAAACAGTAGCCTAACCCATCTGCGACTTGCTTTGCCGTTTCTAACGTTTTCTGTAGGCTTTACTCTAATTTCCCTATATCTTTCTCCTTACATAACATATAACCCGGTATACACTACGCCGTTCAATGTGACGTACAGAGTCACACCTTACAGTACCGATGGGGCTGTACTCCTATATATCAGTCTTGCAGTCCTTGGGCTAGCTATAGCATACTTTATTTACGCGTTTGTGGTTGACGTGTTGCACATTTCTTTTGGTGGTAGTAAAGACGATGGTTATTTCATACCTTAGGGGTGGTACCCATGTTACTGTTTAAGAAAAAACCGTTGCCAAGCGTCTATAAGAATTACGACTCGTTACTGTTTTTGCCTCCAGCCTTGGTCAAAATTGATAAAAAAACGAGGATAATAGAAAAAAATGGTGTACATGTTGCTATAATGTATTCGGAAACTAACGGTATTTCTGTGATGCTTGATTTACCCCTCGATTTTCTGAAATTATACTACAAGATGACTACGCAAGTAAACCAGGGGAACCCGAGTGACAGGATAGTCTATTTTGCAATAGCTTACATTTCTCCGCAAGCGTATGCGATAAAAAGGGCAAAAGTGCAAAAAATGAATGCTAACACTAAAAAGAAGTTTTTCGTTTTCCCGAGGTGGATTTGGCTCAACCTAGAACGCAATAACAGTGCTACGAATTATTTCGCCATAAACAAATTTGAAGACGACGACCCTGCAAACCTCTCAAAGGAATTTGACACATTCGGTGCCGTTGGGGTTACCTTCAATAATTACTTTATTTTCGCCAGCGTTGCGAGGAAGGAGTACGTAACTTCTATTAATAAACAAATATCCATCGGTCTGGGGTTGGGGTCATAATGTCTCTCTCATATTTACAATCGCTCGTTGGGAAAAATGTGATATTATTCAACTATCTACATAATGCATTCAAAAATAAAATATACAAAATAGTCGAAAACGGGAACGAATATACTCTTTATATTGACATGGGAATACCTAGCAGGTTACAGCACAGGATCACGTACCCTGGGATTTACTTTATCACAGACGTAATGATACAGGGTACTAACTATGTAATTTATCTAAAGAAACAGGTCGACCTAAAGAAGTTCGCATTGGTAAGCTCGACGACGACTTCTGAATATTACATATCTTGGTACCGTAAAACACAGTATAAAACCGACGGAGGGTACATATTCGACGCTTTAGAATTCGATATAGGTGGGTTTAAGCACCTTACGTTTAACTATAATAAGTGTATTATAGCGAAGGTGAAAAAGACTGGTTATAAGCGTATCGCGGTATGCTTAGGTGATAGTGTTGTTATACAGGATATAAACAATATTTCGTGCAGTAATTGCGATTGGTTTACAGTTGACTGAGGTGGTGGGCAATGGTACATAATAAAAAAGAAGACGAAGTCCCTTCTGCTGAGCAATTCCAATTCATCGTCTACAAAGAGGTATGTATGGAGAACAGTAGCATAGTGCATCCTACTTTGGCTATAGAGAGGCTGAACACTGTAATGCTTACCTACTACAGCGATGAGATAGAAGAACTGTGGAGGGAATTAGTTCTAAAAAAATATGAGAACGCGACGTCTGAGGACGAACTAAGGCAGATACTAAAAATCGGTTGCGATATAATGTTCATCGTAATGAACGCGTCTGGCGAAGATGTTAAGCCGTTGATAACGAAAATACTAAGTAGCACGAGGAAAAAACATCTGTTTTATGTCAACGAAGAAGGGCTTGTCTCTGAAAGTACGTATCTCATAGACGTACTGACAAAATTCGTTAACCCCAACGGGTTTGATGTACTTACTGTGCTGAGCATACTAAAGGACGTACAAATAAGGACGGCTACTATGATTAGCAGTATTAAGGGGACGTCGTTGTATCAGACACTTGTCAGCGAATTAGGCATAGATGAAAATACTATTGAGAAAAAATGCACAGCGAAGTACTATAGAGAATGTGTAACTGAGAAGAAAACACAGTTACTGAAAGCATTACAGTTCATCAGGATGAATATAAATATTCCACGTTAGCGGAAAGCCTCGCCCTGAAGGGCAGAAAGTCAGTCCAAAAAAGAATTTACATTGTGTTTTTGTTTAGTTTTTTGAGTAACCTGTCCAAAAGACGTTTATCCATCATTAAGATGTCTGCAATGTCATCAAGATATTCGTTTACTATGTCTTCTAGATCAGTACGGTCAAGCTGTACATCGTCAGTATCAACGTCAATGTAATCTTTGAAGTCACCGCATATGATCCCTTCTAGTTTATCGCAATAACAATTGTCCTCTAATTTGCTATATTTTATGAACACTGGAACTTTCATTTAGCTCACCTCGACGGCTACGAGTTTATCACCTGATAATCTCGCTTTTATTGTAAGCGTAGGTTCATTCTCACCATATACCTTAATCAGTAGTGTGCTGTCGTCAATGATGAAGTAGTCATATTCGCTCCACGTCCTCATGTGTTCGTTTAGGAATGATTCTATCATTTTCTCTATAACATCCCAGTCTAGCTTTAACAGGCTTCTATTAGAATTGAAAATACTTTCTCCTCCTTCTTGGTCTTGCGAAAATTCTTGAGACATTTTGCTCACACTATTTTATACTATCAAAAAACTAGTATATAAACCTCAAACAGCTGTTTGTGAGAGCGGAGTAAGGGTCTGACAGCCGACTTTTGGACGACCGTCAAGCTTTTTATTTGAATTTGACTTAGATTTAAACAGACCCATCTAGTTCACCTCTTTTTTCCCGATTTGTGACGAAAACGAAAAAAACGGATACCTTATGACGAGTCCACCTCAATTTTGTGGTTTTTCAATTCTTTGAACGCCGTGAGGGTTGGGTTTTCCGCTCCTTAAGCCCCATTTATAATAACGGAAAATATAGTAGTGTTTTGTGCGTATATAACTAGAGTATTATCGCATATGTACGATTTTACTTCTCCACCGTCATGTACCACCGTTATGCTCCCATTTATTGGGTAGTATAATACTTGTTCTATCAGTGCCGTTCCGTTTACTGTGATTTTTCCTTTTTGCACTGTTACATTCCCGTTATATAGTATCTGCCAACCGTATTCCGATACCCCATACGATGAGTTGTATATTACAGTAAAACTAGGATTTACGATCGGGTATATCGTACCTGCAGGGGCAAACCCGCTTATAGATAAGACAGCTGTTTGAGTACTGTACAGGTAGAACGTAATTACATAGGGAGATTTTTGTGGAATAGCAATAGTAGGGTCTGGTGCTGTAACGTTTACTATAACACGCCCATGCGGTTTTAGGATTATTACGTTTGGGTACCAACGATGGCTATTAATTACCGGCACCAGTACGAGCGTTTTATTGGTAGGGTTTTGTATGCATACCGTTAGTACGTTGTACTCATTTATTTCTCCTATATCGTAAAAACCCAATACCTTTGCGTGTAACTGGGGATGATAGAAAAAAATGGAAAACGTGAAAAGAGATGGTATTATAACTGCTAACGTTAACACGATTTCAAACTTTTGCATCTTCCTCCACCATCCATACCGCATATTGTAACGCAAAATAAAATGTAAAATACGCTAAATCTCTAAAAGAGAATATCCATATTAACGCCGGGAGACCCCAAGCTAATTCTTTCTTATTATTATATAGTAGGATTAATGCTAAAAGAGACACCTCAAGTAACGTATACATGAATGAGGGGATAGGTAACCCGAATGCGGTAAGAAGTGAAAACGAAACGCCCTGTTGTGCAACCGGCTGTGTAATAGTTATAACAGACGCAAGGTACTGCTTTGAAATGAATGGTATTGACGAGAGCAGTAGTGGCAACGCGAATTCTGCTATCTTTCTAAGTTTTTGATTTTCAAATTTAATTAGAAGAATAGCTATCAATATCGCAAACTGCTTTACGTCTGCAGAGATCCCTAGGAGCAGGTATCTGAACCTCTCATTAAATATTGCAAGAAACGCAATAGAATATGCGAAAAGGTTCAGTTCTTGTCCTGTCGCAAAATCGTACGAAAGTGCAGGAAATAGGAAAAAAGATGCGATGAAAACGTTTTCGCGTCTTTTGAGGAAGGAATATGTAAAAGCTAAAACAGCTGTTATTACGTCTACTGTTTCAAGGTTACGAAAAACTGCAACACTGATGAACGATAATGGAGGGTAAATATAGACGGACGGCAAAAATGAATTTGACGTAGTGCCGGTCACAACGTCATACGGGACGTGATATATGGAAAACGCTTTAGCCATTGAGCAAAGGTACGGGTTTTTTCCGTCTAGGAATAAGTGTGACGCATATAATATTATTGCTTCTTCATCCGTTAGCACAGGTAATCCCGTCATTATATTCACTACAGCCGTAATAGTCGCAATAGCAAAAGCCGAAACAATGAGTATCCTTTGCCTTACGAATATAGAGAGCATGCCTAGGGCAACAACGAGGAATGCGGTAGGCAATAAATACGGTTTTCCGTCACCTAAAAACGCTGACCCTATACTGGTTAAACCTAGCCCTGCCAAAAACCATGATATATTATCTTTCAATTTTTTTTCTTCCATAACCAACACCTGCTATAATCTATCGGTACTTATAGGAGTAATACCTAACGTCTGTGCTATTTCGAGTGGAGATAACATTTCTACTCTCATTTTCGATGTGCTTACTCCTGCAACTTCCATGATACTCCTTTCAAACGCTAACAAAAGCAATATCACTAGTTTATGTGCCTCATCAAGCTTAGCTATTATATCGTCATAGTTCGCATCGCTTGATATCAAACTACGAAGCTCTGAAAACTTTTCAGACAATTCGTCAACGGCAAGACTTGAAAACCTATCCGTCAAAATCGATAATAAAATCTGGAAATTCTCATCTACGTTATATGGGGTGCCGTAGAACTGCAGAGACCCGCTCTTAAGGTCTTTCGTTAGAATTAGGACGTAATTGTTTATGATTTCTTGCACAGTTGTTACTTTTATGGCTTCTTTTTGGGTCACCTGTCTTGTCGGTATGATAGCTTTTTCCCTGATTGCTTGTCTGACCAGGTTTGGGTCAACTTTTACAATATTTCTCCGTCCAAGTGGCGATAATTGAGGTTGTTGTTGAGTTTGTTGAATTGGTGGAAATAGTGGCGTTGGTGTAGGCGTTGTCGTAGTTCCAGGTATTTCATACGTGGGTTCTTGTTGTTGCTGTTGTTTTTTATTATTGGAGTTATTTAGGCTCATGATAATTTCTTGCCCAAGAAATCATTTAAAAAGTGGGTTTTAAGGCTCAAACAGATGTTTGAGGAAAATTTTTAAGCTTCCATCACTAGATGTTTTTATGCAATTACAAGAACAAGAAAAGAACAGTGAAAATTTGTCGTCTCCCGCTGATGTTTCTACTATTGCAAGGCGTTTGAAGGACGAGTTAGATAAATATGTTGTAGGGAATGAGGACGTCAAAACAGCTGTAATAACAGGACTTTTAACAGGGTTTCCTACCCTGCTCATCGGAGACCCAGGTACTGCAAAAACGTATACTATCGAGATCTTATCGAAAATGATCGACGGGATTAAACCAGAAGAGCTTTTTATAGTACTCGCTCATGAGGCAATGACGCCAGAAGACATTTTTGGGAATGCAAACCTCAAAAAATTGAGAGAAGAAGGAGTACTAGAATATATTACTGAAGGCTTCCTGCCTTCTGCTAAGCTGGTTTTCATAGACGAGATTTTCAAGAGCAATAAAGTCCTTGCCGAATCGCTGTTTAGAGCGATCAACGAAAAGAAGTTCAGGAATGGAAGCAAAGAGATCTCGTTACCATGGCTAGCGTTCTTTTCTGCGTCAAACGAAGTAAGAGTAAATACACAAGCTGACAGGGCATTTCTAGATAGGTTCAAGATATTCGCTACGGTTCTTTCGCCTAACCTGGAAGACATACAAAATCTCCGCTCAGTTGCAGAAAGGTATTATAAAGTCCTTACAGCAACTAAGCCTACTTCTATCCCAACTGTAACGAGTTATGACGAAGTCAAAAAAATACAGGATAAAATCCTTTCAGATTACACGAAGTACGTGACTCAAGATACTGTACTCGAAGCTGTGAAGCAGGCTAACGTCATCTTAGGTGCAATAGCACAGGCTTTGCAAAACCCAAGAGCGTTTAGCGATTCCGGAGTTGTAAGGTCGTACTTTAAATCGATGGGTGGATATTTGACGATCAGTGAGAGAAAATTCAAAAGTATAATGCAGACCGCTAACGCCTTACGCGAAATGTTCGGCAATTCAACAATTACACCAGTGCATACTTCATTAGCGTTCTACCTTACAATCCCGTTCACACCAGAGCTAAAGAATATAATATCCCCTATAATCTCGGCATTGATCAAATCGTACTTCAACACAAGTGCATTTAATAATTCTTCTATTGATATTAATAGCTTGGTAGATAGCATTTCTAAAGTAGCAGAGAAAATATTGACGAACAAAAACCTAAATAATTTGTTAAACAAAGCGTCGACATACGCTATAGATCTTATTGCTAAAACATTTCCAGCGACGACGCCCGATTTAGCCCGATATAAAGCAGATCTTGTTAAGAAATTTTCTGCGGTAACGAGCAATAATGACAACACACCGCAGAAGCTGGCTGATTTTATGGAAGCCGTAGGTATCCTGTACGATGTTGCAACCAAATATGCCAATAATATTAAAATTAGGACTTTAGCACAGAAACTGCTCCAAAATATTGCATCTACTGTCTACGATAAGATAGATGTAGATCGTATCACATCTGATGCCATGAATGAGCTTCAGAAAGCTTATGACAAGATAAAAGCTGAAATTGAAAGTAAATATAACGAACTAATGAAACTAGGAGGGAACGACGAGAACAGTAAACTCATCGCAGGGATACGAAAATTCTTCCCGCAATTTTCTGACGCGTTACCAGGAGGAATAGTAGACCAAGAACAAAAAGAAGAAATAATGAAACGTCTTGACGAAGCTGTAGGTGAGGCTAGGACTAAAATACTAGATTTCATGAATACATTAGGAAAAACTAAGAATGCACTTTTACAAATGACGAAGTGAGTATACTATGCAAAGCTTCTTTAATAATAATGATGAGAGAGAAAGACTAGAAGAACTAACGAACACTATTTTTGAAACATTAATAAATGAATTACAATCTAAGTCTCGTTATCTTACAATTACACCTGACCTTAGGGCTAGTTTAAGAGATGCTGTATATAAACTTGTCAAGATAGCGTCACAACAAAACAAACTTCTGTTGCAATTCCCAGCAGTCCTCGCTTATTTTGTATATAATTTTTTAAAAAATATCAGTTTAGATAGACTTAACTACATAAACGAAAAATTAGACGATCTTCAGCGTCTGATACAACGTAAAAACTTGCAAGGTTTATCCTTCAATACTATCAAACAGATGTTACAACAGGAATTACAGGAGAAAAAATTCAGACCCAACAAACAACAAGGAGAGCAGAAACAAAGCGGAAATGGAGAAAAACAACAAGAAGAAGGCGAAAAACAAGAGGGAGAAGAAGGCGAAGAGAGCCAAGGAGAACAGGGGCAGGAATTAGAGGAAAGCGAGCAGGAAAACAGTGAGGAACAAGGGCAACAAGAAGGGGAAGAACAAGAAGGAGAACAGCAAGGAGAAGAACAGGGAAGCGAAGAAGAGAGTGAAGAACAGCAAAGTGAAGGCAACCAAGAGGAGGAAGGAGAAACCCAAGAAGGAGAACAGGAAAGTGGAGAAGAGGTTGAAGAACAGGGAAGCGAAAACGAAGGAGAACAAGGAGAGGAATCAGTAGAAGAAGGTGAAGAGGAAAGCGGAGAAGAAGGAAACGAAGGAGAACAGGGCAATGTCCAGGAAGGAGAGGAATCAGAAGGGGAAAGCGGAAATGAAGAGAGTCAAAACGAGGAAGAGAGTGGAGAACAGGGGCAAGAATTAGAAGGCGAAACACAGGAAGGTGAAGAAGGGCAGGAGAACGAAAACGAAGGTCAAAATGGTGGACAAGGAGAAGAAAGCCAGGAGGGTACTGAACAGGAACAAAGCGGAAATGAAGGGGAACAAGGAGAAGAGGGTCAAAGCGAAGAAGGAGGAGAACAAGGTGAAGGCATAGAAGAAGGAGAAGAACAACAACAAGGGCAGGAATCAGGAGAAGGAGAGGAAAGCGAAAGTGAGGGGAGCCAAAGTGGAGGGGAGGAAGCCGAATTACAAGGTGGTGAACAGCAAAATGAAGGTGAAGAACAGGAGAACGAAAACGAAGGAGAACAAGGAGAGGAATTAGGAGAAAGCGGAAATGAGGGAGAACAACAAAGTGAAAACGAAGGTCAAAATGGTGAACAAGGAGAAGAGAGCCAAAGTGGAGAAGAAGGAGAATCACAGGAAGGTGGAGAACAACAAGGTGGAGAAGAAGGCAATCAAGAAGAAGAAGGTCAAAATGGTGAACAAGGACAGGAATCAGAAGGTGGGGAAGGACAAGAAATCGAAGATATTATGGAAGACCTCGAAAATAACATAGATGAAGAATCAGAGATTTTAGATGAATTAGAAGAAAGCCTTCAAAAGTCGTTATCAGCGTTATCTATTGGGGAAGGCTCAGGAGGAGGAATATTAAAGGAGGTTAATCCTAGAGTTTTGGAACTGCTAGATAGGGCTAACAGGATGTTAGCTTTGGCTAACCAAGTTGATTTAGAGTACGCTAACAGAGGCGTTAAAGACCAGGGTGGGGTAATGAAGGGGATAACAACTGGAAATAATCTCAAACATATGTTTAAGAGTCAACTACTCCTACCGGACGAAATTTTCCTCGAGCGGTATACTAACAGAGCCTTACTGCAAAGGGCAGTAGAAAATGAGGGCGTTGGGGACTTATATTTCATGATAGACAAAAGCGGGTCTATGTTGGGTGAAATGCCGAACGGGTACACGGCGTTTGAAAACGTTTCTGCCGTAGCCTTAGCTTCTGCTATGGAAGCGGAAAAGAACAATAAGAAGGTGTTTGTGCAATACTTCGATGATTTAGCAACCGAGCCTATGGATGTTAACAACGTTTTCGAACTAGCTCAGATTAAACCTGGAGGAGGGACTGATATGATGGTTGCATTAAGAAAATTCATGGAATATTATAATAACTATCCGGGGTTAAAGGACGTAAAACAAATATTCATACTATCTGATTTTGAGACGAATTATGATAAACAAACTCTCCAAGATTTCAAGAACTTTGCAAGAAATAACGACTTAATAGTTACTTGCCTACATGTATGGGGAGATGAAGTACCTAATGAAATGCAATACATAATAGATCAGATATGCGATGAGTATTATAAATTTAATAATTATGATGCCAGCGAATTATTTTCAGCAGTATATTCGAAGGTTTAGCTCTTTTTCTGACTTTCTCCCTTCAGACGGGTAGCTCACATTTTTGATTCTTTTTTAAACGTTATGACCCAAGTTAAAATTATGAAATATTATGTAGTTAATACGAGGGTGTATTTACCTGAGCCTGTAGCAGAATATTTTGCAAACTGTTTTTCACTGAAATTGCCGAACAAGTATTATGAGGTTAGCAATGTAATAACATTTAGAGATGAGGAGAACAAGGTAAGTATCAACGTGCCAGCAGACCAAGTTGGGAGCGTTACAGATGCATTACTGGCGTCTGCGTTAGATTTCTATATAGCACTAGCCGTTTGCACCGACAATAATATTTTGCTATACCGTATGATTAGAAAGGCTAGAGCAAAAGTGAAAGAAATACTAAAAATAGATAATATAAACCTCGACCCTGAGTTCCCAATTTGTCTTAAAGGTGGTAGTAATGCCAGCTGAACTCACGCCTGCAGATGTGATTTCATTAATATCCGAAGCTTTAGGGGAAAAAGATGAGGAAGGCGAACCAGAGACATTATTAAAATTATTACTACGAGACGATTTGCCTAAACAAACGAGGTTAATTATTCTTAACTGTATAGTGAAGAACTGTGGTTTACAGAAAAGTTTGTCTATCTTAGACCCATTTGTCCCGCTAGACGAAATAGAATCATTAGAGACGTTGAAAATCGATGGGACAAAAGTACTTGCATGTATTAATTACACAAAAGTTAGGGATTGTTACATGATAATTTTAGCGAATAGACAGTTCCATATAAAAAGAGTAACTAATCCTAACGAGTTACTGCAAAAGATGAAGCAAGGAGGAGGGAAGAAACAGAACAAGGATCTTATTTTAAGTAAGCTCAGCGGTGAGGATATATGATATGCGAAGTCGTTGCCAGTTCGTTTAAGCCACGTGATGGTGACGTCATCAACGCCGACATAACAAACATACGTTTTGCATACCCACCAGGCTGTATCTTCTCCTCTCAGTACACGCAATTCATTTATGTCGATTATCCTTTGCCGAAGATAAGCCGTCTAAAGTTTAAGAGAGAGAACGGGGAAGAAGTGAAGGACGACAATTACGTAGTAATAGATATGGGAGACGATTTCTTAGTTTTACCAATAGAAGTTTGGAATAAACTGAAGGAGCTTATATCAACGTACTTAAGTGAAGGGACTTTGCACGGAGGCATTTTATTGTACGGCGTCCCTGGCACCGGTAAGTCGTTCATTGCTACTAAATTACTTACAAGGATTCTGGGGTTGAAAGCAATTGTTAAGCAACCTACCGATTTCATGACAAAATACGTCGGCGAACCTTACCAATTGCTAAACGATTTCATAAATAAACAGCTGTTTTCTGATAAACCTTACATCATAGTTTTTGACGAGGGAGAAAGGTTTCTGTTGAAGAGAGGTGGAGGGAGTGGCGAAGCCGAAAAATTGGTAGAGGATAACATGAAGAATATACTACTGGAAAAATTGCAGGAATTTGCGGATTCGCAATACCCTTCAATCCTAGCACTGACTACTAACGCTTCGATAAACGATATGGACGACGCTATGCTGAGGAGGTTCCCCTGGAAAATTTATTTCCCTCCTTATTCGCATACCGTTTACGAGTACATAGCCAGGAGGATAACCACACAAAGGACTTTCAAAATTGAGGACAAGGAATATGATGTACAGAAACTATCGTTTTATGCGTCTGCTACCGGCATTTCTGTAGCTGAATTTAGAACTATAATACAGACCGGGACTATCTCTTTTCTTAAGTCAAAAAGTAACTTCCCGAGGAGACTTGTGCCATTCGAATTACAGGATAAGGAAAGTATTTTAGATATAACGAAATTGCCACAACTCAGGCGTTTTGATATCAAAAATAAGAACGTAAAAATGTTATGCGAAGGAGCGTTATATACTATGACTGCAATAATGGCAAGCTATTTTCTTACAATCGAGAGCAGACCAGTTTACCTTATAGATTTACAGGAGTCCACTTCACTCAGGTATGGAAGTGACGACGTCATTACGTTGCTTAAGCAGGAAAACAAACCGGTCGGTATAATTCACCTGCATTCCAACCTCAACATCAACAAACAGCTGTTAATAGAGCGTCTACTTGAAGAGGATAACGTTAGTTTTGTGGTAATAACGAGTTTTGATAGTTCATCATTACAAGTGCAAACATTGAAGCTTCTACCTAGGATTGATATAACACAATTACCTGCAACCGACACAGACATTTTGAAAAAAATAATATACACAGTAGACACATTTTACGGACTTAAGTTGGACATGCAAAAAACTATGAACGAACTGTACAAAGAGATGGATTTTAGAAAAGCTATGGATGTGTTGGAGAAAATGATCGTCATGGCAATCTAAGCGACTTTCTCCTTATTTTATTAACCCTTAGTCGTCTTTTTTTAATTATGAACAAATATTTTGCACTCGGAATACTATTCTTCTCTATTTATAACGTTGTTTTCTTCCTATTCTTTTCCCACGTCGTGCAAATCTGTAAAGAAGGCATAATTACTACTGGGGTACTAGCAGGTATCGGTGCCTCATCAGGTATAGCTGGTTTGGCTTTTCTAATGCTAGGCACCTCTGACAATTAATGACAAGCCTCGCCCCTTCTAGGATGTCTAATAACTTTTTAAACAGCTGTTTGAGAGAGATATAATATGAGTGAAAATCGCAACAGCAATAAGAAGCTCTCATCATTCGAGACGTATGCAGAAGCTATAGCGAAAATACTAAACTTAATAAATACAATTAACCAACTTTCGCAATATTACAATCTTAACCAAATCTCTACACAGTACCTTAACGAGCCATTTACCCCTATTTCGCCCAAAAAAATCGCAAATTATTTTGGGGTTCAATACAACAAAATACCAAACCTAGTTCAGCAAACTCAGTATAATCCTGTGGCATTGGTGACGAAGGCATATCAAATTGCACAGCAAATTCAACCAGATGTGTTAAATTCCCTGGCGTCCGTGTACGACGTCGAGCCAGAGATAGTAAAATCATTACAAGTATACCTACAAATAGCACAAGTTTTGCCAAAATTAGTTAGTACTCAGTCCGTTCAAGTCACCACTAATCAACAGTACACAACATCACCCTACGTGCTAGAAAATTACTGAACTACCCGTCCCCACGGCTGACTTCCGTCCCCTTAACCACCCAGAAATTTAAATCTGCAAAACATATGTTTTAATGATGTATGATGAGAGTCAACAGAAAGACCATATTCCTAATCCTGCTATATTTAGTTTTCTTTATCTTACCGTTTTTCCTGTTAACAACAAAAGCTAGTCTTATCCAAGAAGAAGTACCTATCTCTGTTAGTGTAAACGCAAACATTTCACAAGGGCTAATTTACATTGCCCCACTCCCACAACAAACACAGGTGTTCGGTCAAAATTACTACGTATCAAACTCCTTGGGTTATTATGAATATTCATATTTGTTCTCAACAACACCACCGTTGCTAGTATGGTACGAGCCATCTCCTTCATCGCAAACTTATTATTTCGTTTACGGTGGAAGTACTCAAGCCAGTGCCGTGACGACGGGCGTGTTTAGTTTTTACACTCAGTTCTATTATCTCAACACGTCTATCTTCAATGTATCAGGTGTTTCGTTACTTGGTGGGTCGTTGGTACTAAACGGGCAAAATAGCCTTGTAACTTTTACAACGACTGCGTTGCGTTACACATCTGCAGTTATACTTTACACCTTTCAATCTTCAGCTGTTATAACGCCACCTGAATTAATATATACTGGCTCAATTCCTTCAGGTAGTATAGTTACGCTAAGCCTTTTCTCATATTCCGTCTCACAGACAATCCCTTCATATACAGCGTTTCCTTTCGGGTCTACGACATGGGTCATGGCTTCCGACGATTACGTTAAAAGCTCACAGTTCACAATTTCAAATTCACAATTTACATACAACGCCCAAGTGGCAGGTATGCCGAACGAAGAAGTCACCCAAGTCGCTTTGCCAAAATCATCTGCTTTTTACGGATTGGTGTTTGGGTCGTCGGTGCTTTTACAGTACCCTTCTACTGAATATTTAGCACCGCAAACTGTAACCCCACCATCCATTACGTTTAACGGCACTTTTGCGGTATCTCAAAGTGCATTATACGGTACTAATTCCGTATTGTTGGAAAACCCGGTATACTTCTTTGACCCAACGTTACTTAACGGTTCTAATATCCTAGTGTATAACGATAGCAAATGGTACTCTTTACCAGTGCAAGCCAGCGATCTGAAACTTGACCTAAATCATATAGGCATGTACATTTTACCTTATAACTCGTCTTCCAATTCCATTTACTTCGACGATATACCGGTAGGTAGTATTATTTCAGTCAAGTATGCAAACGGCTCCACATATTCTGTCACCGCGAGCGGGAAGACGGTAAACACAGTAGGAGGCGTGAGTTTAGTTAATCTGAAAATTTATGGACGTAATGTGGTAGGGATATCGATCAAGCCGTCGTTAACAAACACACAAGTCAATTACAACATGCTCGTCGGGTTTACTGACTTTTTACACAAAGCTGGGCTGATAGTAAATACAACAGGCGTATACGTATATAACTCTCAAACAGCTGTCACAAAGCTGAGTAATCCGCAATTCCCAGCCGATGTTGGGGTTGGCTATGCGGATATAGGCAATACGTTCTATCTCATAGGTTTCTATTACTACCCAGGGTCTTTTTACACGTTCATAACGCCTATGCCAAACCCGGTCGCGTCAACCGGTATAGTTCCTTATATTAATTATAATGGCACAATACCGCTATCTGTATCAAGCATCGGTATAACACTGTCTTCCGGTCTGTATTATGAAACTACAGGTATCGTATCAATTGCAACAGGTTTGCCTACACCATTACAGTCTTCCGTGCTTAGTTTGACGACAGCTCCGGGAGACGCAATAGTCAATAACAATAATGCACTCTACCAAACTAAACTATCAAATTCGTCGTCGTCTCTAACACTAATAGGCTTCACTGGATATAACCTTGTTGTACAGTACGGGAGCATAGAATCACAACTTATCATATCAAGCAATTATTACCCAACAAACTTGCCAACAAACTTACAAGTAGTTGTTACAGTATCGGAATCCACTAGGACGATAACAATTTCCACATCGCCATTGCCAGTTAAACCAGTCCAGGTCGCATCATTGAATGTTACTAATACAACCACTGTAAAGTATAGCGGTAATAGTGGATCTTCATTTATAACTAATATACATTCAACAAATAACCAACTAATAGGAATTATAACATACTATAGTTTTCTAGCAATAGCCGTAGCATCTTATCGTTATTCTTCTCAACTATGGTCTTCGACACTGTTTCTTAGTTTCGCTACACTCTCTATAGGTCTGCTCTTTGCTGACTATATAGTACTACCCTTCAGTATCGGTGCCGTGATATTAGGCTTTATATTCAAAAGGCTAAACATTTGACGACAGAGGAGAAAAAACTTATATTCATCTCAAACATATGTTTTAGTGAGCAAAATGACAGAACTATACTTACTAAACTTGTATCCAGGCACAGTCACTGTAACTGTAATAGACAAAACAAACGGTAACTCACAAACATACACGCTGTCAGAATACCAATATGTCAATATAACCAACCTTATTTCATCACCTTCTGATTGTCTAAGTGTCAGGACTTCGCACGGAGTTTTAAGCGGTCAGCTTTTACCACAAAACGGCGGAGTTGCTACTGTTACAATTACTGCAGACCAGGGCGTCCCAGTGCCAAACGCTCCTTGTTACCTTCCACCCGAAGTTTTACTAAAACAGATATTATTTAATAAAATTGCAAAAAATATGCCAACATATCTTTCTGACGCATATCAGGAAATCTCGTCCTTGGTTTCGTTATACAAATCTGGATCTAGCATATCAACTGCAAAACTCAAGTCAATACTTCAAGAAATATATGACTGCTTGCAGAACGCAATAAACTTCCAAAACCAGGCTGGAGTTAATTTCGAAGTTGTAAGTGCGTGGTGTCAAATTTATCAAAATCTAGTAATAATATGTGAGGAATTAAGTAATGGAACGCTGACTGCAAGTAGCTTACAAAGCCTAAGGTTACCTTCTTACTCTTGTAATGTAGCACAAGCATGTGCAGAAGAATATTGTAATAATCTGAACAACTTCATTTCCTCTTTAAGTTCTACACAGAGTTCTACGTCGTCAACTAGTTCTACAACGACACCGTCTAGTTCTACTAGTTCCTCTTCTAGTTCTACGACGCCAACTAATACAACATCGTCTAGTTCAACACAAAGCAGTACTACACAGCCTACACCGTCTAGTTCTACTCCTTCACCTTCTACTCCGTCTTCTTCGTCATCAACTAGTTCACAGAGCAATAGTTCTACCCCAACCATCTACACCGTCTAGCTCACAGAGTTCTACTCCTTCATCCTCATCAACTCCGACACCTCGTGTCGTCTTCGTCTCCTACCACATCCCCAACATCATCCACATCTCCTACTACAATATCTCAGGGTCAAGTGTTATCTCAGATACAGGCAGGCGACTTAACTTCGCTTCAATCAGAAATATCAGAAATACCTCCAAATATGATTCCAGTAGTTGGTGCTGTTATTAAATTGTATGAGCTTTATGACATACCTGATGGAACTCCATTATCTACTGTAGTTCAACGTTTACTTAGTGATATTAGGGACGCATATTATAAAATAAGTAACCATAAGCAGGAAGAAGTAAACACACAAAAATTATCCCAGCTACTGCAAGTATATAATACTCTTGCTAGTAGTGGCTTAGCACCTGTAAGCGAAAGTGCGTCGAAATTAAGTAACCTGGTGCAGACTTCTGGAATTGTGCCAGCTGTACCAGCTGTTTTAGGTCAATATTATCCAGGCAGTGTATATAGCAATTCCGTATAGTAGAAATGGGGNNTNNNCTTCATGGTTTATCGGAAACTGTTGTCAGGGACTAAAGGTAATTTTTTCCTTTTCGAANAATTCCCTTATCCTCCTAGCTTCTTCTTCGTTTCTTTCTCCACCAGAATAAAGTAACGGCACGGCTATAGGTTCTTTCGTCAGTCCAAACACGTTAGCGAATTGNGTTATAATTTCCTTTAATATAGATATCTTTAACATGTTAATTTCCTGTTCAACACCGTANGCGGTAGGTCTAAGTTCTAATTGTAGAATGTCATCAACGTTTGAATTGATAATATCATTAACCTTTACCAACAGTTCCCTAGTGTTCTTTACATCCCCAAGGTCAAACCCAAGCTTTATGTAATTTTGAAGTACAGTCTCAGCTACTCGTTTCAACTCATTAAAAATTATATTATTTTCAGCTACATCAAGTTCGCTAACTTGTTGTTCTAAAAATGTAGTAAGGTCAGCAAACGCATATAAAATAGAATTCGCATCGTTATACGAAAGAATAGAAACTAGTTTTTCCGAAAGTTTCATATAATTTACTTCGAAAATAAGGTTTTAAAAAAGAATGGCTTAAACGTTAGCTACCTGTTCTGCTTGTTCTGCATTCATGGATGATAATAAGTTGTATGCTTCTTGCACTACAGGCATATATTGTTGTTGGACTTCTGGTGGGATTTCAACGTCCTCGAACCCCATACCTCTCTTCTTCAACCCTGCATTCTCTACAGCAGTCCTTATTGCTTCTACTACTTTATGAAGAATATCTTTTACTTGTGGGTATCCATCNCTGGTNGCNTTNGCCTCAATTCCTGCTATCTTCAGTGTGATTGTTGGGTATTTTGTTATTTTCCCGTCTAGTATTGCTTTTAAAACGTCTCTTGCACCACCTATTACGTCTCCTTTTCTTGGGAAGTATTCATCCACCATTTTTCCTCTCAAACATATGTTTGAGCTGGAGGTTAAAAAACTTTTCGGATGCATTTCTAAGCATTTGGCACGTTGGATAGGGACAGTTTCAGCCCAACCAGTTAGACAGACTATCAAGGCTAACTCCCGACGTTCGTCACACGCAATGCCCAAACAGAATAAATCAAAGCAACGACTGCAAGCACAACTGTTAGCAATACTATAGACATCGGGAAACCTATGGCAAGGAGGAAAGGTGATACTGCAGTAATGTAAACAACAGACCCTAGTGCCATACTGTTAGGTATTGTCCTGAACACGAAGCCGATGAAGAACGACACAAAGAACAGTGTAAGGATTGCAGTAGCTCCTAGGAAAGGTGAATTCGCAATAGCATTAGTCAGAGAAATAACAGTAAACCGCTGATAAGTGAGGGGTATGGTAACAGTAGAATTCGTAGTCTTTACTGTAACATTTCCAGTAGTCATTGGTAACATTACCGTATCTGGAGATACAACACTTTCAGATAGCAGTACTGTGCCGTTAGATGCCGTAAACGTGACGTTCACATTAACGTTTGTCGGAGACGAAAGCACCAACTCGGGCTTATTTATAGAATAGTTGTAAATCAAGTACGCCGTCACACTGCTGTTTACAGAAGGGACTGAGTAATGGACTAACCAGGGTGCTGTAAGGTAAACACTACCGTTGATTATAACAGTAACTTGATTAGGGTTAATGGTGGTGGTAGGTGTGGTGGTAGTCGTAGTAGTAGTGGTCGGTGGCGGTGGTGGTGATGATACTGTAGAAGATGACACTAAGTTAGGTTGATAATTAGCGTAGAACGTCACTTTTTCAGACTGAGGGAGTATCACTACGCCACCAGTGAGGGACTGATAATTTTGTTCTGGTACTCCGAAAGGAGAAATTACGAATGACTGAGATGGAGAAATTACTGTAAAAGTTAGTGTCGTTTCGTTATATGTTACGGATATAGGAGATGAAGACACTGCAAGGACTGGGACGTTATACGTTACATTATAAAATGCGAAAGACGCCCCTATGATACCGTTAGTGCCTGGAACTGTGAGGTAGTTTTCGCCATCAACCAGCTGTGTGTTTTGGACTGTGATCGAAGTATTTGTGATAGTGTAGGAGAGAGAGAACGGCGAATAGAAGTTAAATGATGTGACGCCTGAGGAAGAGACTAAAGGAATTGAGTTGACGCCGAAGTAGGAGACGTAGAATATGTCATACCAATCGCCTCTTATTCCTACGTAGCCTATCTCGCTCCACGGGAAAGGAGTGTTTACATTTACGGAGTATGCTGTGCCGTTAATGTATACGCTCTGTACTGTAACGTTACCAGCACTGTTCTCAGTCAGGATGGCACTGAAGGTAAATGGGTAGTTGGGGTTGGGTTGAGGTAAAGAAGTGTAAAGTTGCTTCCAACCAGATGTTGGGAAGTAGAACCATATCGTGTTGCCGTAGAAGTCAACTAATAACACGTAAAAACCAGGATTACCATCAGTTGATTTGTCTCCTATGTTAGGTGGGAGGATATCAATACCAGGATTGGTACCACCACCTTGTACTGGGAACGATGTTACGTGGATAGTTACGTTGATGACGTTTGATATTGGTGAATATCTCCAGGCAATATACTGACCAGCAACACTTAATCCAGTACTGTTTANCACNAGTTNNCCNTTTTCCCAATATGGATAGACCCTCCAACNTGTACTTTCAACNNTNGGAATGTTCGCATAAATCTGGTTNCCTACAGCTAACGTAGTTAAGAAGAGGGGAACGTTGTAACTACCCGCAGTAGAGTAGAAGCCGTAGTAATACCAGTTCTCACCGAGAGTTGCTCCTATCACTGGTACACCGCTTTCAAACATCTGTGTGTTGACTGTGAAANTTAGGGAAGAAGCNGTAGTCTTTATCTCGTTAAACGTCGCATTGTAGGTAGTCACTCCAGCNGTTGAAGAAGGTATGAAGTTGTCNGGGAATACTACAGTTGAAGTNCCAGTNANCCCGCTTAGTGTAATTGTATTACCGCTTANACTACCGCTCTTTACTGTACCGTTNACGAGGAAGTTCGGGACGGTATTCGTAGAGAGAGAGACGGAAGTCCACGCACCTATTGAAGGGATGACGTTAACGGTACCGCCACTCGCCGTAACGGATCCAGAAGTAGTCCATATATTTATGACGCCGAAGTTCGCGTTAGTCGAAATCACGGGGTAGAGAGTGGTAGTTGAAGTAAATGAAGGTGAGAACATGGGGAGGGGAGACTGAGAGCTTACAATCGGTGCTGGTGATACGTAAACGTCGTAGCTGATGGAGTATGGGAAGACTGCTACGTAAACTGTGCCAGTGTAAGGTGTGTTTGTGGCAGGGTTGGTAACAAGGGAGTATGCGTCTAACAGCTGTGTGATACTGAAATAGGATACGTAGAATAAGTTACCACAATTGCCCCTTATCCCTATGTAGGCTACCTCTGACCATGGGAAAGGAGTGTTTACATTTACTGTGTAAGCCGTTGAGTTGATGTATACGCTCTGTACTGTAACATTACCTGCAGAGTTCTCCACAAGTATCGCACTGAAGGTAAATGGGTAGTTGGGGTTGGGCTGAGGTAGAGAAGAGTAAAGCTCTATGTAACCACCAGATAGGTTGTGAAACCCTACTTGACCACCGTGGAAGTCAACAAATAGCGCATAAAAACCACTGTCACGATCATTTCTTTGGTATCCTATGTTGGATGAGTAGACAGCAATAGAAGGATAAAGACAATTACTACGTACTGGGAACGATGTCACGTGAATGGTGATGTTGATAATATTTGATATTGGAGAATATCTCCAGGCAATATATTGACCACCACAACTTGCTCCAGTACTATTCACTACTAGTTGACCATTTTCCCAATATGGCAATACTTTCCATGATGTGGACTCCACGTTGTTTACAAATTGTTCGACACCACCGTAAGGTGCTGGAGAGACGCCGAAGTAGGAGACGTAGAATAAGTCACCGTAATCACCTCTTATCCCTACGTAACCTATCTGGCTCCACGGGAAAGGAGTATTGACGTTCACTGTGTAAGCCGTTGAGTTGATGTATACGCTCTGTACTGTGACGTTACCCGCTGAATTCTCCGTAAGTATGACGCTGAAAGTGAAGGGATAGTTGGAATTAGGCTCAGGTAAAGAAGTGTAAAGCTGTGTGTAACCAGATGTTGGGGAGTGGTAGTATATCGGGCCAGTAAATGATACTATGATTCCCTGGAAATTGGCTTCATCGTTATCAGATAATTGGTCTCCTATGTTAGGTGAGTAGACAACAATACCAGGAGAGTAATATACTTTTGGGAACGATGTCACATGAATGGTGATGTTGATAACGTTACTTACTGGAGAATATCTCCAAGCTATATACTGACCAGCAGAATTACTTGCTCCAGTACTGTTCACCACAAGTTCACCATTTTCCCAATAAGGTAGCACTTTCCAGCCTGTAGACTCAACACTATTCACTGTTGGTATTGTTTGCGGTAGTTGTTGTTCGTATGCATACAGCTGTCCCGTCAAGTTAGGGTACTGGAAGAATCTTACATTAGACCCTAGTTGGTTTATCGCTGGTAACGTCGTATTNANGATGAACGGGTTTGAAGACACANTAATGCTCCCAACATATGCTGAAGCTGAAGGTGGTGTTTGNGAATTAGTGACNATTGTTGGTGCTAATTCAATTAAGAATAAGAGGAATAGGNTANCAACCAGTACTTTCTTCTTGTCCATATCATAACATTTACAAGCGGGCTAAAAAATTTAAACAGCTGTTTGAGGGAACTAAGTGGGNAGAAAGCCAGANCTTAACGAGGGTTTTANTTTCGTACTAATGAAACCAGAAGAAGGGNAAGAAAAAGAGGAAAAAGTTCGAAATGCTATACAGAGAAAGAGGTGCGAATTAAGGAAAAAAAGATTACNTTAATNCGAACTAAGCCTAGTAGTTCACTGTTTGCNCTTTTATATTATGAGGAACTGTTGCTTTGACTTGTATGATGCCGTTTGTGGAGTTGAATATGATGGAGGTATAGATATCCCTCCTCCCTGATTTCCTCCNCCAGCTCCAGTAGTAGTAGCATTGGGTGGTGTAGCTGTTGGTGGTGATAACAATTGTTGCAACTGTTGCAGTGCTTCTCCTTGCAACTGGATATTGCCNACCGATAGCGTCGTTTCTGGGATTTCTTCGGTACCGACTGTGGTAGTGTTTCCAGTTATNGTNGTGGTTCCAGTCTGGATNGACGTAATCAGNGACCTAATATTAGATATTATAGGTATAGGAATAACCCTTAAACCGTTAACAAGGTCGTTTACAGCTATTAGAGACGCTATCTCGCTAATTTTCAGGTTAAACTGTTGGGTTATAGTTTGCAACGCATTAATTATCCTTAGTAATTGTTCGACGTCGAGGTAAATCCCCATCTTCTGCAAAGCGTCCTTAATTTGTATCGCTAAACTTTGCAAGTCATTTAGTTTTACGCCGTTGTTCAGCTTTATGATTAGTTCCTTAAGGAGCGGGGTAATNTTAGTTATTGTTTCTAGCTGTGGTTGGGTNAGGATAAATGTGTCCTTTAACTGTTGTGNTGGGAGTGAATTCAATTGGTTTATAAGTTCAATAGCTGTGGCGACGTTAAACTTGTCTGCTAAAAAGCTCGCTACGGACAAGAAGTATGACAGNCTTTGCACATCGAATTGTNCTTTTTCCTCCAATTCGCCTACGCCTACTTCCAGGTCTTTCAGCACNCTTTCTTCTTCNTCGCCAGACGACGTTTCCTCTTTCACGTCGTCAACCATCTTCTTGATACTGTCCAATATTGTTTGGTATTCTGCTTTTGCGTCTTCCAACGCGTCCATTAAGTCTTCTGTTGTTAGTTCTCCATTTTCTTTTAACTGCTTAAAGACAATGCTCTCAAATATCGATTTCACAGCTGGCGATAGTTTGTCGAAATCTGGGAATAGGCTCGATAATGCATTTTCGAGCGTTGTATTTAACGATATACTCTTCAGTATTCCTNNTTGTTGTGCTGTAGGCTGTAGGACTGTTGAGGCACCGTTCGCAGTGGTGTTTGAAACTGACCCCTCTGTAGTCGTTGTTGAAGNGGTGCCGTTTGGNGTACTGTTTGAAACTGTCGAAACAGGTGTTTGTGATTCTGCAGGGTTTATATTCTCTATATTATCTATAGCGTTANCTATATCTTCAACTACTGCTTCCAGTCCATTGGCAGTTATCGGNATATTTTCCTTGATTGCTNTAGCAATCTGGTCGTATGCTTGGGCTAGTATGTAATCCCTNGTANCAGCAGAGAAATTACTCAGCTTATTCATTACCTCNTCATATANCTTAGGGTCTGTCTTCAGGTAATTCAGGACGACTTTAGCCCTATCAGACGTACTTAAGTCGTCTAGGATATCTGATAAAGAGATTTTCGGTACTTCGCCGTTCAATACGTCATCTGGGTTATTCTTTACTAGTTTTTCTGTAATAGTCTTTACAACGCTTGTGATATCTACACCGTCGAACAGCGGGTTACTGCTTAGTTNGTTTTCTATATCTTTCACTTCNTTGTCCAGAGCCTCGTAAAATGATTCTATCTTATCAGCTATATCTTCAAGTTGTGTGAAACTACCTGGCAGTTTTCCTTTCGACGCTAACCTATCAAGTAAGTCTTTGACCTCAGGGTGTTCNTCAATTAGTGACTCGAATATCTGTGAAAACCTGTTATCATAGCTAAGTAGTTTATCAACTTCTTGCGGTGTCAAATATTTAATATTCTGAGATATTTCTTCAGGCAGTTTATTTCCTTCTATTACATTACGTTTTACTATTTCGCCAGGGTTTATCTTAGTCTTAGACGTTAACTTTATCTCATTTCCTAANGCGTCCTTAAGTGTCAGATACTCATTTCTTACAACGTTGCCNGTAATCTCATTTGTTAGCTCGTATTTGATACTCTGCCAGTTTCCGTTCTTCAACAGCTGTTCTATCGTGTCTTTATTCAGCGTAACGAAGTTACCTACCTCGTCTTCTGCAAATTTTTCTAACTTAGCTAATGCCATACCGTCTTCTATCGTCTCCATCTTCACAATACTGCCGTCCTTGTAGAACACGTCGTAGAATTTACCACCGACATACGCTATGCCCTCATCTGGTGATATTTTCACTATGTTGCCGTCTTCCGTTTTGAGGTCATCAAACAGCTGTTTGGCGACAATCGAGGATAGGTTAAGCTTGATAGTGTCCAGAGCTGTGGCTAAATCGTTTGAAGAAATTGCGTTCTTTATGGTTTCTTCGCTAACCGTTGTGAGCTTGACTTTGCCGTTTTCTTCAAGTGTTGCAACTGCGTCATCAATAAGTTTTGGGTTAACATCAACTTTTATATCATCAGCAAGGTCTTTGCTTAACTTTACATCAATATCCTTGACTCCATCAAATACTTTCAATTTTACATCTTTGTCGAGAATGTCGTAAATCGTTGTCGTAATCTTTGAATCGGATATATCAGTATCGACGAATTCGTATACGTCTCCTTTGATCGTTACTATCTTATTACCTAACCCCTTCAGTGCCTTAATATCCAGCTTATCAAGCTTTACCTCTTTTACTAAATCATTAATTTTTGAGAAGTCTGGGGATTTAGTTACATCATCCTTAACAGTATCAGTAACCTTATCGCTTATTGTTGATACGTCGACCTTGTCCTTTATAGAATCCTCAACTTTTGACAGAACTGATTTTACACTGTCAGTAGTCTTAAGTAAGTCAATATTCTCCATTTCTGGTTCTGTCAACTTTCTTGTAATTACATTAACTATAAGTGTCGTTATCATTGCTATTGACGTTGGGTTTGTAAACATCTGTTTGAAAGAATTAATTGTTTCGTTAAATGACGCAGAACCAGCTAACAAATCAAATGCTGTACTACCAACAAAAGATATCAATGACAATGCATCGAAGACTTGCCCGACATAAGGAATAGCGGAGATTGCTACAAATATGGCACCGTCAACGATCCCTGCCAAGATTTCGGTGAAAATGTCCTTACCTAAATGTGAATAAATAAAGTTGTTAATATCGTTCATCAGGTCGTTTATAGCGGTGTTAAAAGTGTTAACAAAACCTTCAAACCCGTTAAGTAGCCAATTACTTTCGGCACTCTGTATCTGTTCCTCAATTGCGTTATACTTCTCCTGGATCTTTGACACGACCTGGGATAAGTTCTGTTGTAGCTGAGGAGAAACATATTGTGCTAAGTTCTCAGCATCTTGGGCGTACTGAAGTGCGTTCTGTAAGTCATTGGCTACTGGTTGCATCTGTTCGGCGAAATTGAAGGTATTGGACAATTGCAAAGAAGACNCTTGTGACTGAGCCTGTTGTAGTGAGGAAGTTCATCTGAGGTAAGTAGTACGTATTGATTACCTATGGTAGCTATAAGGCTATTCAAGAACTGTTTTTGTTGTGGTTGGAGTGACGAATTATTGTTAACGTCTTGTATCGCTTTGAAGTAATTATTATTCGATACATCGTTAATCACATTATTTATATTAGTACCCTGTGTGTTCTGTAATAATTCATTATAATACTGTAAAGCAGAAACCCAATCGCCGTTATTTAATGCATTCTTTATTTGTTGCTCTAAAGATTGTGCATTCTGCAACGCACTTATTGCGTTGTTAATATTGGATATCTCTTGTTGAATTTCCTGATACGCTTCTTGGGAATTCGACGGAATATACTGAAGTGCTTGTTGGAGATACCCCTTTGCCTGTTTCATCAAAGAAATTTGAGTACTAGGAGAGGAATTTTGTGCTTGCTGGAGAAGTTCATTAGCTTGTGCAATTAGGGTATAGAATTCGCTCATATTTGCNAATTGTTGTGCTACAGATTGGAGTGCTTGNTACTGAGAAAGGTATTGTGACGCTTCTTTGTAAGCTTGAGCTAAGGCTTGTGCTGGGTTCCCACTTTGTGAATTCCCACCTGTGTTTTCAGTAGTTGCAGAAGCTATTATGTTAAAGGCATGGCATAGAGCAGAGTAGATAGCCTCGTTTTCCTGCAATGATTGAATTATTTGTTGTCTTACTTGGTCAACATCGTTATCAGTAATGNTGAGTGAGTTTATTTCCTGTATTGCCTTCTGTATTGTAGAAGCTAAGTTCTGGTAATAGTTTGCATAATCCGAGGGGCTACTTAAGTNNCTTTGATTGTTTAGCAAATTTTCAACAGTCGAATACGCACTTGCAGTAGTTCCGAATAATTGAATAAACTGTTCTAACGCAATATTCTCTTTTTCAAACTGATTCATATCAAATGGTGGTGTGGCGTTTATCTGCTCGAAAAGAGAGTTAGCTTGCATAGCGAAAGACACTGCGTTCTTTAACACCCTAAGAGCTTCAGTATAGTTGTTAAGTAAAGCCAAGAAGTATGCTGATGGGNANNTNGCATTTGGTTGTTGAGTTACGAGTGCGTTTACAGTGTTCAAGTAATTTAGTGCTTGTTGGGTCGCCTCTAGCCCTGCCAGATACGTTTGCACCTGGGTTTGGTATTTTTGTGCAATTTCAAACAGCTGTTGAGCGGTACTTTGCATATCATAACTCTCGCTCTCACTCAACAACCGTAGAGCCAGCGAAATATCGTTTAGAATCCTTTCCTTATTCGCTAGGATTGTGCTGATGGCGTTGGACGATGATGTGTTGGACGATGTGTTGTTTGANCCTGGCGTAAGCAGAGGAACACCTTTTGATTGTGGTGGTGGCTGAAGCAATTGCTGGACTCCTGCTAATATCCACAGAGCTTTCGCTATGTTCTTTGCATCTTGGATATCACCTTGGACTGACTGCAGATTTATTTGAAGATATTGAGAAGCCTTTTCCAAAACCTGGTAGTTCTGCTGAAGAATTTGGTATACGTTGTTGAAATATTGAGAAAGAGAAAAGAATGTTTGTGTTGAAGGAGGTTTGGGTAATNGNTGTAAGCCCTCTAAAATCGTAAATCCTTGAATATATGGAGTTAAATCTATGTTAANATCGTTCTGTTGTGCTATTTGTGAAGCTTCTTGTAGATATTGAACAGCTTCAGAATAATTCCCACTTTCTGCTTCTTGTTGTGCATCTTCTATATCTTCAAGTACCTGCAGGTAAGCAGTGTATTCAGTATACATTTCCTGGACGGTTTCGGATAACGAACTTGCTAAATTTGCTAATGGTGTATTGCCAGCGTTAACGTTCTGCANTTGATTCTGTGCATGCTGTATAAGGTTTATTGCAGTCTGTACTGCAACTATTTCGCCCTGTATTCCAGACCNTGAATTATGGCTCGGTATTTCGCCCTGTATTCCAGACCCTGAATTATTGTTCTGTCCTGCAGGACTCTGTGCATATATTATATGACTGTTCTGTGCAATATTCTGTGCATTAACTAGCAGTCTGACTATACTCAGAAGCTGAGAACTGACTTGTTCAGACTGTTTGTAATCGTTTGCAAGAGATAGAAAAAACCGTTGTAATAACGTGACGCTTCTGTAGCGTACTGTGATGCAGTGGCGAAGAACGATTTCAATGCTTGCAGGTATGATTGTAAATCCTGTAATGTTATTTGCCCCTGTGGTGGTTGAGGGATCGCAGGTATCTTCGCTAAGTAAGAAACAGCTGTTGTTACATTTTCAAGATTCTTGTCACTGATGTTATATTGTTCCGCTAACTGCAGGGCTTGCTGAAGGTACTGGTAGGCTTCTGCGAAGTTTGCTTGTTCCAATTCATTGTTAGCCTCATTGATGTACTGGTTTATCTGTTGCAGAGCCTGCACTGTCTGTATTTGTTGCTGTATTTGCGTTACGTCGATTACATCTGGGTACTGTTGGGCTATTTGCAGAGCCTGCTGAAGGTCGCTCAAAGCAGTGTTATAATCATCGTTCTTCAATGCATCGTTTGCAGAATTGAAAAGCTGAATAACATTGATGTAAGCGAAATAAGGTTGTAAGTTAATGTTCGGGTTTAGCTGTTGTGCATTCGCCAAATCAGTATATGCCTGGTTGACGTTACCGTTCTCTGCGTCATTAATTGCTTGTTGTACATATATTATTGCTTGGATTTGTTGTGCAGTTTGTGTTAAACCGTTTTGTTCTGCTAATTGCAGGGCTTGTTGATATTTGTCCTCAGAGAGTAACTGGTTTATCTGTTGTGCGATAGTATTAGCACTCATTATATATAACTCTCAAACAGCTGTTTAAAAAGTTTAGATTTTTCTCTCCTCCCTTCTCTCCTCCAGCTCTGCTATCTTTCTCGTAAGAACCAGTAGATAAACGCCAGACCGACGAGCATTATGAATACTGCAATATCAAAAAACGGGTATGCAAGAACGCTGTAGAACATTAGCAGTACATTGTATTGTTGGGAATAATACTGCGGTTGGTTTAGGGTAAATGTAGAATTAGCTATCTGTATCGATTCTTTTGTGCTGTTTGTATATAATATAGAAGAGTTAGAGATGGTGAGAGATTGTTTAGTTATGAGGTTAAAGAACGGGAAAGCTACGAATACTAACATTGTAGCTAACGCAAAAAATACTACTGCTGTAGTTATGGACGGTTTCAATTCCATTCTTAATCACCTTCTTCCCTTATCGATAATGCTATAATAAAAATGAGAGCTACAACTATGCCTATCCCAAGTGCATACATCCAGTAGTTTATGTACGGGACAAAACCCGTATAAGCAGTATGTATATCTGCGGAGACTACATGCGAAATATTGTTCGTAGGCTGAACAGTTTGAGACACTTGAGACTGTGCAATGTTAAAAATATTGAAAATATACACAAGAAGACCGAAGACTATAATGAATACTATTACAAACATGGCAATAATTATGAAAGAAAGGGAGGAACGTAACGCTGTTGCTAGATCAGAAAAAAACCCATTTTTAGTCACCCATTTCGTTCAAAATTTGAGATTCTTCAAAGCCGTTTGCCCACTCTTCTAATGTTTGCAATATTCCGCGTTTTTTAGCTTCCTTAAGTATTTCTTTCCTAACGGAGTCTGGCACAGGTTCGCCGTCTGGTATACCGTTTTCTTTTATTTCGTCTTTTATTAGAAGGACTAGGTCATGCAACGCTTTCCTTAGAGGTGGGAAGGCGTCAGACCAAGCCTCGTCACCTGCGATTTTTAGCGTTACTTCTGGATAGTCTATTTTACCTTTTATGAATAATAGGAAGTTATGTAATGCGTCTCTGGCATACTTCTCTGGATGTAAGTCGTCGAACTCAGATTCAATCCAATTTGACCAACTCATTTTTTCCACCAAAACATATGTTTGAGCTGGAGGTTAAAAAATATTATCAGATCTTGAAGCCCTGCTTTACCATTTCAAGTATCTTCCTAGCTTTTTCCTCTTCACCTTGTCTTAACTTACTAAGACCGTAGTTCATCAGTTCTTCTTTCTTCAACTCACTTAGATAGTTGTAATAGTTAACAAGTGCGAACAGTGTAGCGAACAGGTTAATTAATTGTATTCTGTACTTCTGGTTACTTCCAGTTTCCTTTGCAACATTGTCTATGAACTCGTCCTTAAGTGTCTCGGGGAATGCCGATAGCTCTTGCCTCGCTTGATATAAACAGATCTCATCATTTTCCGAGCATATTCCTAGTAATTTTACTATAGTTTTGAACACCTGCATGTCGAGGGTCGAGGGGCTTATAGTAGTTTTAACAATTAACGCACCGTACTGGTCGTCAAAAGCTTTCTTTGCGAAATTCAGAAGTGATTTAAATTTCTTCAATTGGTCTTCACTAGTTTTGTTGAGGTCGAGGTCATTTATCCTTAGTATTGTATACTTACCGTTTGGCGATAATTCGTTAAGCGACCCGACCAATAGTGTGTTATTAGCGTCTACAATTAAGGGTAACGAGAAACCTGCAGACTGTAGATGTGTAAAAGCGTCCACAAGGTCTTGAAGGTATTTGAGCTTCTCAGGGCTTGCTTCCTTAAGGCTACTTGTGCCGTTTACCTCTTGGTAACTCTTATCCTTGAATAACTTCACGAACGAGAAGATCAGATACGCATACTTGTATAATTGCACTATGTTACTCAATTGTTTTTGATACCTTTCGAACTCGTCTGGTGTCATTGGTCTGAGGACTCTTAAGTCTAACACTTGGTCTGGAGCGAAAGAGTCTAACAGCGGTGTAAGATGATTTTGTCTAAGCACTGCAAACACATTAGATAGGACGCTTCTAGTAGTTTCTTCTATAACTTCCCCAGACTTGTACGTAACTTTCTTGCTTGAAGATTTGTATTCAGATGGGAATTTGTAAACTAACGCCAAGACGGTGGTAGGGAGAACGCTGGCGTTGTTAGCATCTAACAGTTCTAGGATTCTATTCCAATTCTTTTGTAACTCGTTCCAGACCTTTTCAGCAAACTCTTCACGCTCTTTCCTGCTTAAAGATTCCCCTTGCTTTACGCCGTATTTGTTTAAGTATGGTTTTAGCCAATCTGGAATGTATAGCGAAAGTTCAATATTAAGTACTTTTTCTAATTTATTTTGGTCAATAGTACTATTTTCTTCCTCCTCATTCTGCTCTACGTTCTGTTGTTCAGGGGCAGGAGTCTGTTGAGGCTGTTGAGTTTGGGGATTACCGAAAACTATTACATCGTTTTTTTCGAGGTGGATTACATGCTCATTGCCTGTAAGGTATTGTGAATAGTCCCCTTTCGGTAATAGTACCGCAGGATAAGAACCATACGTACCTATGACAGCTTCCGCAATAAGATCGAGCGGTAACTTATCAAGGAATTTTTGCAACTCAGGGCTTTGAATATTTTCATCAGGTACAAATTCTGCTGGTGGTATGGTAACGTTGCCATAAACTTCCTGGTATTGAGATAGCAGGAAATCGGAAATATCGTTTACAATCCCCTTGGGGATGAGTAGAATGTGCGGGTATAAGTCCTGTGAGGAAGAAGTGTAAATCGTATACATGATATAGAAATTTTCTCGGATTGCAGGATTAGCTGATTCTAATGTTTGAATCAACGTATTTACTTTTGCCTCAGCCGATTTCTTTTCTTCTTCTGATTTGCTGTTACCAAATGGGACGCGTGGATATAGCCTGATGATATCGAAAATAAAATCTTTACTTGTAGCACCTTGTATTGCATTAACATTGATTTTCTTCTCATGGAGACTAAAACCATATCCATCGATTACCTTGCTGACATTACCTAAATTGAGGTGTATAGTCTTTTCTTTACCCTTTTCGCCATATTTTATTTCTATGTCTTGTGGGTTCTTGATGGAGTTTTTCCCATACGTAGTACTTACTTCAAGTATAAATGGCATATATCCTTGCGAGTTCTCAAAACTAGATGTTACCATAGGCTTATAGTTAACTAGTGTTAACGATCCGTCGTACGTCTTTGACATTTGGCTGTCAAATGCAAAATCTTTAGATGAAAGAAAATTATAAAAAACCTTCTTAAGGAGATATTCATCTAACGGGATTAGTGAAGCTGAAGCGTTGTTGCTACTCATTTTTTACATCACTCAAACATATGTTTGCTTGTTAGTTATTAAAAAGTTTGCTTAACTTTGACTTACAAGGGCAAGGGAGTGTGGACACAAAACCAAAAATGAGTTAAATTATATGAAGACCGAATAGTACTGCCAGGAGCATCATAACCACTATACCGATAACGAAGTATAACATTACCCTGCCCATTGCTTGCACACGCTTACTCTCATTCTGCAACTTCAATAACTTCACTAAGTTTGCATTCATCTCCTTAACCGTAGTGGGTATTGTACTCAGGATTTCCAACTCTTGCGATAACCTACGGCTAAGTAATAATTTAGGGTCAACAGCAATAGCGAGCTTTGTGGTAGGGGATAACGTTATAGCACCAGTGATCATCTTTTTGACCTTAGCCAACTGTGCTAGCAGTTCTGGTTCAGCTGTGTCATACTCAGACACAGGTATCGATGTTTCTAACGTCTCTAATCTTATAGCATACGGCATTGTGTTATTTTTCCTTATTGTAATTAACAACGGTCTGTGTATCTTCCCGTATTGTATCATCCCTACCATTGATTCAGAGGTGACCGGAACTATTAGCTCTTCGCCTGTAACTGGATCATGGACTGTGTACAACGACGGCGATAATTTTTCGCCTATGTATAGCTGAGCAGACCTAGTAGATATATCAACGTTGACAACTACGACGTCACTGTTCTTAGAGCGACGGATTTGCTTTATCAGCCCTCCTCTTATTGGGTCTTTCATGTACGACCTTCTGAACGCTAAGTACACTACAATAAATACTATAATTAGTATACCTAGAGCGATGAAAATGTAGAGATATGGTGGGGATAATAGCATTTGAAATAACGAGAAAGCCGTAACATGTTGAGCATGTGGGTGCGGGACTACCGTATTTGTTACTGTTACGTTTGAAGACGGTGTTTTCAGTGCCATGTTATTAATATCTTAACAGAAAAGGTTTAAAAGAAGAAGAGAGCGAATTTGCGAAAAAACACGTGTTTGACTTAGAGTTTTAAGTTTTGAATTTTTGCATTATTATGGATATTATACCTGCCGCGATAAGAACTATTCCTGTTACTCCTAGCAATACGTATAGTGTTGGGAAGAAGTTGAAGAACGATATCATACCGTTTACTAGTGGGTGCGTCATGTTATACGCTAAGGATCCTGGTGACGGATTGCTTATTGCTGAGGCAGTGGCTGTAGCGAAGATAGATAGAATGAGACCAGATAGTGCTATTACTACACCGACAATCAGCAAAGCAATTGCTATCGTTGGTACGTCAAAATCGCCTGCTCCGAACGTTACTTTTACTAACGACCCTATTACTCCTGGGGCATGAATTCTAGTCGCTTTTTTTGTTTCTGGCACATCGACGCCGTCTGCATCTGACATATGAACGTTAATTACCTTGTACGCTCTTGCCTTTTTACCACCTGTTCCTGTTGCTTTTGCACCTGGAAGGACTAACGAAACTGACATTTTTCTTCATCTAAAACATCTGTTTGAGGCATTAATAAACTTTTCGATTCGCTGTTTCTGATCCAGAGAAAGTGAATAGGGACAGTTTCAGCCCAACCAGTTAGACAGAAAAAAGCGTAAAACTTATAATTTAGAAAATCCTAGAAAATTGGGTACCCCACGGGGATGTGGCGTAGCCTGCCTATCCCCGTGTCGAAATAAGTAAGAACTGAAATTGTTAAAACAAACTTGGGCGTACGCCCTGCTTCTTGTTAATTCTAACCTCCTTCAGTCCTAAAATCCTGAAATTGAATATATAAAAAGAAAGAAGCTAGTGCATTTAGTAGTTAAGTAATATGTTGTTGTTGCCCTCTTCTTTTGATTTTTCCATTTTTTCTAAGGCTTTTATAGCTTCTCTAAACGGATTAGTGCATTCGCCTTCTCCGTATCCGTAACAGCCATATTCCTCTATCTTTCTGTCCCAGTTCCTTTCAGCATCTTCAAGTGCATCCAAGGGAGTGGAACCTATACCATATACATATTCCTTAACCCAGTATTTGTGTACTGCAATGTAAAAATCGTGGAATGGTAATCTGTTGCCATCATTCTTTACTTCATATACTACGACAGCATCAGGCTCCTTACTATTCTCATCCCTAAACCAGAGTACTTCTTTTATGATTGCTTTCCAGGTCATACCATCCTGGAATAGGTCTTTTACCTCCATTTTTATCCCTGAGTATACTCCTTGGTCAAACAGATATTTAAACACATATGTTT